CCCCCCTGGGCATGGCGCGGCGCCGGCCAGGAAAACGCCGATGGGCGACTGGCGGTATGCTTGGCCCACGCGCAGATATCCCGGTGCGCGTTGCCCATTTTTCCAATCCACGCCGCCATGATCCGACACGCCCTCGCGCTCTCCCTGCTGCTCTCTCCCGCCCTGGCACTGGGCGCCTCCACGCCGGACTACATGGGCCAGTACGACCGCTGCCTGCGCGACGCGGGCGTCACCAACAACGGCACCGTGGGCGCCTGCGCGGAAGGCGTCTCGGCGGCCGCCAAGCGGGAAATCAACGCGCTCTACGCGCGGATCCAGGCGCGCCTGGCCAGCGATTTCCCGCAAGACGCGGCCAAGCTGGAACAGACCCAGAAGGCCTGGCTGGTCTATCGCAACGGCCAGTGCGACCTGGCCGGGGCGCATGTCGGCTCGCCCATGTACGAGTACTGCCCGATGCTGCTCAATATCAGCCGCGCCGCCGAACTGCGGGAACTGGCGGGCGACTGAACGGCACGACGCGCCGGCGCTTGCCGTGTCGCGGCGGGATTGGTAACTTTGCGGTGCTCGGCCTCGCGTTCCCCGTTTTTCGCACAGGACAGCGCCCGCCATGACCATCGTCGTATACGCCGCCAACGCCCGCACCCTTTGGGAAACCATCCAGGCGGACATCGCCCCCATCAACGCCCGCACCACCACCAGCGGCAACAGCTGGCGCAAGGACGACAGCGGCCGCGCCACCAAGATCTACCGCGCCACGCCCACCGGCCAGCATGACGAACGCGCCTACTTCGTCGGCACCGTGCGCACCGGCCAACTGATGCTGCTGGACCTGCTGCCCGGCAGCGAAGCGCTGACCTGGCCGCTGTTCGGCGCCCTGCATGGCCACCTGTCCGGCATGCTGCTGGCGACGTATCCCGACGCCATCCTGTCGCTGAACCTGTTTCCCAACAAACCCACCGACGCATAAGAAACCACGCTGTGCTGCTGTTATCCGTATGTGTACTGGCCGCCGCGTCGCTGGGCGTGCTGACGTGGCGCATCGTGCGCCGGCCCGCCGGCAAGACGCGCGGCGACATGGCCCGCTCGGCCGCCGCCGGCGCCGCCCTGTTCGCCGCGCTCGGGCCGCCGATAGGCACCCTGGTCTTCGCGCTGTTCATGGCCATCTCCACGATAAGCGTCGAGGCGCTGTTCACGTCGATCTTCCTGGTGCCCTGGTCATACCTGTACGGCGGCGTGCCCGCGCTGCTGTGCGGCCTGGTGGCGGGCGCCTGCCGCCCCGCCGCCGTGTCATGGCGCTCGTATTGCTGGCCAGGGTTGCTGGGCGGTCTCTACGCCTTCGTTTTCCTGCTGGGCTTTGCGGTGCGCGACTACACCCTGCCCGAGCTGAGCTTTCCGCTGTTCCTGGGCGGCCTGCCCGGACTGATAAGCGGCGCGGCCTGCGCGCGGGTGTTTTACGGCAAGCCGCAAGCCCCCGCCACCGCCGCCACCTGATCCATGCCTGCCCCACCCTGTTCTCCAATCACCCAATGGAAACACCCATGACGATCTCCCTGCCCCGCCTGTTCGCCGCCCTGGCCGCCAGCCTCTGCGCCGGCGCCGCCCTGGCCGCTCCCGCCACCTCCGTCGCCACCGCACAGGCCAAGCTGTCCGCCATGACGCCCGCCTCGAAAATCGAGTGCCACGCCGCCGGCAGCAACGGCGCGCAATGCAGCGCCGACGGCTACACCGTGATGTACCTGGACAACTGCGGCGAAGGCGCCGCGTTCGGCTCGATCGCCGCCGACGGCGGCGTTGATTTGAATGACCGCGTCGACGGCCAGGGCAAGGTTGTGGCCCACGTGATGGATCGCCAGTTCGTCTGCATTCCCGCCATGGTGCGCAAGGGCGAGGAACAGCGCCACTACGTGATCGCCGTGCCCACCGCCAGCGTGCCCGCGTGCCGCGGCAATGACCTGTGCAAGGACGCCGACCTGCCGGTGGAATGGAAACAGGCCAAGCGCGGCCAGGCCTGCGAACGCACCAAGGCGGGCGACTACCAGGGCGACTGCGCGGCCGGCTGGGTCGACGTCGGCCAGATCGACCAGTACGAAACGCTGGCCCCCGCCAAGCCGGCCCGCTGAACGCCATGACGCGCCGCCTCGTTCCGTATGTCCTGCCGCTGCTTGCGGCGCTGTCGGCTCCGGCCTGCGCGCTGGCCGCGAACGTCGTGGCGCAGCCCGATCCGCAAGCGCGCCAGCGGGTGGACCTGAGCGTGCGCATCGAAGGCGCGCCGGGCCCCTTCGAGCGCATCGACGGCCACGCCGACTACCGGGTCGAGAATCCGGACTGCGTGCCTCTGACCGCCGTCACCGGCGCCACGGTCGTTCCGGAGCAACGCGTGCCCGTCGCGTTCGAGCCCGCCGCCGATGGCGGCTATCGCGCCGAGATCCTGCTCGACCGCTTCCGCGACGAGGACTATTACGGCCAGGGGGTATGCCATTGGGCGCTGGTCGGCGTGGCCGCCGATCTGCGCCATGGGCAGGTCGACTTCAGTCCGGCGATCCACCTGGCCGACATCGCCGCCGGCCGCGACGTGGTGAAGCACTTTTCGAACAAGTCATACGCCAACGCCGGCAACGCGCGCATCGACATCGGCGCCGACAGCGCCAGCGCCTTCAACGATCCGCAGGCGACGTTCCGCATCCGGCTGCACGCCGCGGCGCGCTAGGCCGCGCCGGCCATCATGTCCCATCAATTGCCGGCGGCGCGGCGCAGTCTGTCCAATTCGGCGCGGTTCAGGCGCTTGGCCTCGTCCTCGGCGTAATCGCGCTCGCCCACTTCGTACTTGCCGTCATACAGGCAGCTGCTGCGGCTCACCCGGCATTCGAGGCTGACGCGCGACGAATCGGGACCGGATGACGACGCCGGCGCCGACCAGACATTCAGGGGGGAGGAGGAAGAACAGCCTGCTGCGAGCCCGGCAAGCAACAACATCAATGCGCCGCGGCCAAGTGATTGAATCGACAACAATTTACCCTCGCTCGACAAGAAAAGCCTGAGGCCTCTTTATAACAAGCGAGGGAAATACGGTACAGACGCTGCGGTACAGACGCTGCGGAACAGACACGTTAGTCCGGGGCCTATCCTGCCTCTGTCGGCCGCCGTGCCGCTCCGGCGGCATTCAACCCTTCCGCCCCATCAAGATTAATCAACCGATTGATCAACCACTTGATTAATAAGGACATTCCAAAGGGAGCAAAATGAAAAAACCCCGAGACACAAGCATGTCTCGGGGTCGTGGGACAGTGTCGGCGCGGCGCCAATCACCATCCGAATAGGGTTGGTGCGAAGGAGGGGACTCGAACCCCTACGCAATCCAATGTTCATGCGGCTTTGCGGCCTCATGTTGTCCGTAAGCTGTCATTCAGGCGGGAGGGCCATGAGCCCTTCCGCCTTTTTTCGTTTGGGATCTGAGCGCCGAACCTATACTGGACCTTCCCCCTGGTCAGGAGCGCATCATGTGCGGTCGCATCGTCCAGAAGTCAGGCCCCATGGACTACGTGGAGCGCCTATTCCCCAATCCCCGCCGGATCTTCTCCGACCCGGCCGGGCCGGACTACAACATCCCGCCTGGCAGGCAGCCGCTGGCAATGCACCAGCTTGCCGGCGAGTTCGAAGTCGAACGCCTGCCATGGGGATGGCGCCCCAACAATTCCAAGTACCTGATGTCGAATGCCCGCCTGGACAAGATCCTGGCCGGCGCGTGGCCGTGGAAGATGCTTCTCGGGCGCGGGCGGATCCTCGTGCCGGCGGATGGCTGGTATGAATGGAAGCCGCTAGGTGACGGCCCCAAGCCCCCCCCCAAGCAACCCTACTTCATACACGCGAAGGACAATGCCCCCCTGTTCTTCGCTGGCCTGAGCGACTGGAAGCCAGGCGCCGAGAAAGACGAGGCTCACGGCTTCGCTATCGTCACCAACGACACCGCGGGAGGCATGGTCGACATCCACGACCGTAGAGCGGTCGCGCTCCCTTCCGACCTGGCGCTGAAATGGATCGACCCCGACCTGCCCACCGCGCAGGCGGTCGCGCTGCTCTCGCAAGCGCTGCCCGAAACCGCCTTTACCTGGCACCCAGTACGTCAGGAAGTGGGCAATTCCAAGTACAAGTTGCCCGATGCAATCGACCCCATTTAAAGCGGAATATACTGGATATAAATACAGTGTTTTCCGCTATGCCGTTCAAAGACCCCTTATCCGCCGAGCAGCTGCGCGCCATCCGTGAACGCCAGCCATGGAATCCCGATGTGATCGCCCTTCTGTGGGAGGTCAAACGGCTGCGCTCGGCCCTACTGCGTCTGCATCAGGTGTCCGGCGACCTGAAGCGGCCGGCAAGCCTCATGGGTGAGATCTACGACGACCTGATGGCAAGTCTGGCCGCAGAACCCTGTGTTATCGAGCGCGACCAGATGACGGCGGAGCTACTGGAAGAGCCGCACACACTGCGCAAGGGGTTGGGGCCACGCTAGACAAGCACTTAGTCCCTTGCGGTCGATGCCACAGGTATGGGGAAAAGTTAATGCCCGCCCGGCGCACCCCGAGCTGCCAGCAACAATGACAACAACAGAGCAAATGTGACAAAATGCGTAATTCCGCCGGTCAACATCGCGGCATTTCGCCGACCGAAACTCGCCCATGCAGCGAGGCCCCCATAGAGCAAACGATGATTTGGAAGTTGCTGAACCGCCGTCAAGCTGCGCGTCTAACTCTGCCTCGCACCTTCACTCGAGACACAATGTACTCGTTGATTGATGCGATGCTAGACCAAGGCGAGGACTGCCGACACTCACATATCCTGCTCGACTTCAGCAAGCTTGAGCAGATCCAGGTGGGTGGAGTTGCCACTCTTAGCAATATGATCGAGGCATCTCGCAAGGCAGGGGTCAAAGTCAACTTCACAGGCGTGGCGGGTTGCAAAGCCGCACCGTTCCTGGAAGGCTCCGGCTTCGTTGCCCAGTATTGTGGAGGTGCGTCAGTAGGAACGAAACGGAATGCTCCGCACGCACCATTGCGTCTTGTGGAGTACAGTCGGAGCGCGAGCTACCTACTAAGCGAATTAGTCCCTTGGTTAGGGTCGGTCCTCAAGGTGGAGGATCGGGCGCTGGCTACCATCAAGGTGTGCTTCGAAGAAATCTTCAACAACATTGAAGATCACTCTTCAGTCAACGTAGGGTGTAGTTGCGCGTACTTTGATAGGGCAGCGAAGCAAATCACTATTTGCATCTCTGACATTGGCGTCGGAATCCCAAAAAATGTCCGGTCGAAGATGGAAATTGGGACAGACCAAGGCGCGATCGCCATGGCCTGCCAGCAAGGTTTCACGACGCAGACCACACCGCGCAACATGGGTGCGGGGCTGCACGTTTTGATCACCAACGTTGTGGCTCGTAACGGCGGCTCTGTCATCATTCATTCAGGTTCGGGGATATACTCTTGCGTAAGGGAACGAGTTGGCGTCGTCAAGAGAACGGGGCGAGCCGCCAGAGGCTTCTACCCAGGAACCTTGATCTATGTCACCTTGGACACGGCTCAATTCGTACCCGATGAAACTGAGGAGAAATTCGAATGGGAACTATCCGAGTTCTAGAGCACGTCGATCAGTGCTACAACAGTGCGGATGGTCAGGTCATACATGATGTCGTCCTACGCGCCCTGCGCAGTGACGAATCGGTGACCGTTTCCTTCTATGGAGTCGACTCGGTGCCGTCTTCCTTCGTCAATTCGGCGTTGATTGCGCTGCTCAAGGATCTTCCGTTCACCACAATCAAAGGGCGCTTGCGGTTCGTTGATACGAACGCACAGATCAACGACATGATCAGGTCGCGCTTTGCATTCGAGGTTGAAAAGAGAAATCGGCCCCTCGACACGACACATTAGTTTGGACCCCAAGGCCGCATCAAATGCGGCCTTTTTCTTCCCTCCGATTGTTACGCGCGCTATTGCCCCCTACCTGGCAGCCGCCGGCTGTCGCAAAGCCGGCGCCAAGACTCGTTCCCTCTCAACACTTGGCGCCGAACAGACGCCGGCGTCTGGTCTACCTGCGCAGCGGAGTCGAAATAGATCGGCCGTGCATGGTCGCAGTACTCAACGCCCACTCTGGCCGGGGCCGCGCACCCACCCAGACTTAAGCCGATCAGAAACAGCATCATCGTCCATACGGGCCACTTCGTCCTCCACATTGCGCACCTCCTGGCGGGCTTTCGCCGCCTGTTCGTTGATTCGGTCGTTACGCTCCTGGCGCTCGTCCGCGCGGCCGGCGCTGCGCCCACGCAGGTAGACCAGCACCACTGCGGCAACTGCCGCCGCCGAGGCGATGACGTAGCCCCAGGTCCGTTGCATGAATGCAGGCATGGTCAAGCCTCCAAGGCTGCCGTGGCCTGGGCATACAGCGCCGGCCAGGTCTGCGTATGCGGGCGTCCAGGCCGCCAGGTGCGCAGGTACAGCGCCCACGCCGCGTCCGCGTCGCCGACCGGCGGCAGCGCCTTCGGATCGGTCCAGAGCAGCAGCCGCGCCACGCCGGCGGCCAGCACGTCGTCATACTCCAGCGCGCCGTAGATCGCATCCGGGTCGCCGGCCACACTGCGCGCCTTGCACAACGCCGCCAGGTGGTCCTTGCTCGCCGCGTGCAGGAACACGCCCCAGACGCCGCCGCGGCTCGCCCGCGTACCCTTCTCGAACTGCCAGAAGCCGCGGGCCGGTCCACCGATCTGGCGCCGGTGCACGAAGCGGCTTTCCTGCAGGCCGATGGCCAGCAGCATCACCCGCGCCTCGGGCGTATCCATCCGCGCCGGCAGCAGCGCCAGCCCCAGGTTGAGGGCGGTATCGGTGATCATCTTCAAATCCATTGTTCAGCCCTCCCCGCCCGACCGCAGGCCCAGCAGCTTGGCTCGCGCTTCGGCCAGCCATTCCAAAAGCCCCTTTTGACGCATGCTCGCCATCCACCGCATGTACGCGCCCAATACCCACCACGCTGGTAGACCTGCAAGCAGCATGCTCGGCCCCAGGACGTAGAACTTCGCCAGCAGCGCGTCGTCGGATCCGGCGCCATGGTGGGCCAACCAAGTCATGGCATCCATCAGGCCAGGCTTCCACGCGATGACTGCGCCGGCCAGGGCCGGCCCAAACATGAAGGAACACGCGACCGTGCAAACGGTGCGAACGGTGAACTCCCGCGCGGTGCGGGGCGGCATGATCAGCAGCCCGAGCATTGCGGCCACCGCGGCGGGAATGCCGTAAGCCATTGCGACCTTCAAGGCCGCCAAGCCACCCAAACCGGTGGAACTCGGTTCCATTCGAATACTCCCTTGATGGGTTCGCATTGCTGCCTCCCGTTGTGTGGACGAAAAAAAACCCGCCGAAGCGGGCATCTATTTGCAAATCAAGCCGATCAGAGAGAGACCGGCGGCCGAGGCTCTGCCATGAGGATGACGCCATTGGGCGTGACCCCCGCAATCTCGCCGCCACTCTCGCCCCACGCCTCGTATTCGCCTGGCGCCAGTTTCACGGCGTCGGATGGCATGCCGTCCTCGCCGTGCACCTCCAGTGAATAGAATCCCTTCTTTTCCTCGCTGTAGTACATATCCATCTTCTTCCCCTATCGCCCTATAACTCGATACCTGACCACGACATTCCACGGCGTCGACGTGGACGAATTCCCACGCCGCAGCGTCACCCCAGTGGTGGTCAATGTGTCCGTCATCACGGAGCAGCTAACCTGTGTCGGAGCAGGCGTTTCCACGGATATAGCGATACTCAGTGCATTAGCCGTGAATGCCATAGGAAAGGTCACCACCGCATCTGACGTGCTGTTCGCAGGTAACGTGACGAGCGCGACAACCCCCCACTGCTCAATGATCCCACTCGGCAGAATCTGGAATCCGTTGAACGTGGCCGAATAGTTAGTACCCTGAAATGCCGCTCTCAACGACGCGGGGCTGAGCGTCGTGTCACTACTGGTGAGCCCCTGAGCCTCCGGCGTCGTAGCGCGCCGAGAGATCCCAGAAACCAATGTTGTTGCCGGAACCGCGGCGACGCCAGCGACGACGGATTGCACAAACGCTGTGGTCGCAAGCTTCGTCGAGTTATCCGCTACGACAGGCGTTGGTGCGGTTGGCGTCCCGGTCAGCGCCGGCGACGCCGCCAGCGCGGCCACGAACTTGGCCTGCAGCGCCGTCAGGTCGCCGTTGTCCAGCACGTCCTGGCCGGCCTTGTCGGCGATGTACTGGCCGATCATGGCGGCCACGAACGAGGCCTGGCGCCAGACGGTGTTGAGTTCCTTCGATTTGGCCGTGCCGGCCGAGAAGCCGCCCAGCCTGGCGCCCAGCGCCTGGTAGTCGGGGGGGAGCAAGCACGTTGGCGCCGGAAACGGTGCCGAACGGAAGAATCTGATTGATAGCCACTGCTATCTCCTATGTTTGTATGATTTCACCCCAAACCCCGACATCGAAACCAGCGATGTACTGATTGCCGACATCGAAGCCAAATAATGGGCCATCTTCATCCGGGACAATGTAGTAATTCACTCGAACGCCTTCTGGCTTGATCGGGATGTACCCGCCAGTGAGCAGCGCAAGAAAGATGGCCGTCGGCCGTTCCCCCGACACACCGATATCGATGGACATGTCCCCGTTGTCCTGGATGAACACATAAGTGCCCGTGCCCCCAAAGATTAGGTTCAGAATGGCCGCAGACCCTTCAAGGGTGCCGCCCCAGTGATTCGCACCAATCTTTGCGCGAATTAGAAGACGGTAGGTCTCGTCGTCCAGCGACGTCACGCCACTGTCAGGGTCAAACGGCCCCTGCCATACCCCTTGATCGAAGCCCAGGCCATCCATATCGAATGAAAAATAGACCCCTTCCAGTGGTGTTCGCACGTTGCGTGAAATACCCACCCACTTCCCAACCGCATCAAGTTGGACGCCAATGGCTAGGTCGAGATCGTATGCGGCAACCATCTGCCCGTAGCTTTCCTGCGCGCTAACGAAGCACCGAGAAACCGCTTCGACCATGGCAGAGAATTTTGGTCTTCCTCGATGGAAGGCGGTAATAAGGTCCAGGTACTTTTCAACGTCTGCCATGTCAGGTCACCGTTAGCGTCACGTCGGCGGCAGTCATGCTGGCGGCTTCATTGAAAGCGAGAGCGCAATCGGGCGTTCCCGCTCCTCCAGGCCCACTCAGCGTGAGTGCGGCCAGCTTGAACGCCACACCACCCCCAACAGCGTTCGCGACAGAGAGTGCGTCACCCCACTCTACCGACCCGCTGGCGCCGCCGCCTATCTCCAAGCCATTGACATAGTCGGCGATCGCTTGCTTGATTGAATCGCCGACGGTTGTGGTGTAGCCCGTCAGGGCCTTGATCGTCACCTCGACAGTGATCGCAGCGTCCGTCGGGCGGAAGAAGCTAATCGGATGTGCGATCCCATAGATGTCCGTCACGATCTCGGTCGTGGTGCCATAGGTGCCCGTTCCCGGTGTCTTTTTGGCTGCGATAGCCTCGGCGATTTCCATGGCGCCGCCACCGTCAACCACCATCGAGATGCTGTGAGACGGGATGCCGTTCGAATCTGTCGAATTCGTATCGTTCTCGTAGGCCCTGTACCGCACTACGCCGTCCACCGATGCCACGGCACCGACGGTGCCTTCCAGCACAGTGCGCGACGGAAGCGCTACTGAAACCGCTTGGCGCTTGCGCAAGGTGGCGTCAAATTCTACGGGCTGACCTGGCGTAGCCGCCGTCGGGTTGATCACCGTCTGCCAACCTCGCGTCGGGGTGGCGATCTTCGTCAGCGAACCCGACGGCGCGCTGATTGAGCCAATCGTTGCGCACCTCGCAGTGACCGTGATCTGACCAGACAGCGGAATCGTCACAGATGCGGGCAAGTTCCATCGGTTTTGCAGCTGGGCGTCCTGCACCACGCCATCGGTGATGATGGCGCCGGCTTGGCCGACAATGTCCACGTCGCAGGACGAGAACGAAGCGGCCGCGCGCGCGATACCGTTGATCTTGACGTTGCTCGAAAGCGCAGCACCTTGGGCGCTAGACGGGCTGAACGAGGTGAAAACCTGAATGGCGGCATTGTTCGTGTCGTTGATCGCCATGGCAATGATCGACAGAAACTGGCCATCCTGGCTATCCGGCTCAAGGTAGACATCGGCACCAAAGATCGACTGATACTGCGCCTTCAAGAAATCCAAGATTTCCTGATACGACGGCGCCGAAATGCCTGTAGCGGAAATGACCGCGGCGGTGCTGGTGATCATAGTGTCGTCGTGATGGTTGTTTGGCCGTAGGCCGTGCTTATAGTCGCGGCGACAGATAGCGCGCGCGTATCTGCGTTCCTGGTGCTCGAATAAGCATCGATCTGGGTGACCCCTTGGGTGTCCAGAATTCGCGCCTGGATGACGCTGTCATAGCTGTCCTGAGTGTACTTTCCCAGCACGTCGGTGCGCCATGGCGTCCCCTCCCTGTTGTCCAGGAACCACTGCCCGGTGAAAAGCTCCAAGCGGGTCAACACTGCCTGGGCCACAGTCTCAGGCGAATCCCGGTAAAAGTCGGCCTGCTGCTGGCCAAACGAGTAATCCCCGTCGGCTGTCAGTCGTCTATATCGCATTGCTGCTCCTAGTTCACCGAGCCCGAATTGCCGCTGCCCGTCTGCACGCCGTTGTGGGTATGGCGGTCGTCGATCACCTTGCCGTTCGACGTCAGCGTGCCGATGAAGTTGATCGCCCCGCTGATGGTGGTCGCAACCCCGCTGGCGATCGATCCAATCATGCCGGCTGTCCAGGTCAACAAGCCGTTGATAGTCACGGCTCCCGAGAACGTCGCCAGCGGCGCCGTAACGTCAAGACCACCGGGCGCCACGATGCTGATCTTCTGCGTCCCCGGGTTCAATTCGAAAAAGGTTGATCCGTCATTGCTGCGCAACTGCGTCGCCGCGGTGCTGACGTTGCTGATCATCTTGGCCTGGGAGAACGGACCCACCAGGGCGAATCCGTCAGCCATGTCGTGCATGCGCGGCTCTGTCGGCGCCTGCGCCTGGCCGGATTGCCACCAGGCATCGATCGCGCGCGCCGAGAACACCACGATGCACTCGTCGCCGGCAGCGATGGGGAAGGTCAGCGTGCAGCCGCCGCCGCGCGGGAAATAGACCGGAACATCGACCAACAGCGGGTACTCCACCGCTGCCACGCCGCCGTCAGGAGCTTGCTGCACGCCCTGGATTGCCGGCTGTACAGAGACTGTCCCTTGCGCCGCATCGAAGCCCTGCACGATGCCCGGCAGAGATGTCCAAATCCCTGCGCGCGTGCCCCGGAAGGCCGCGCGCAAGGCTTCTTCGGGGTCGCTATATCGCTCTCTGCTATCCATTCACAAACCCCAATAATGCCGCATTCGGCGGTCCCGGATCGTCACGCGCGAGGCAGACGATTTCTGAATACCATTCCTGCCCCCTGGTGTCGCCTGTATGGTTCACCGACAGCACGCGGTAGAACCCGTCGGCGTCTGTCTGCGGGACGAAATTGACCGCCGTGTAGTCCACGGATATCACTGCATCCTGAATGGACGCGTTATCCAACTGAATAAGGCGTCCCGGCGCGATCGCGGGATTCAGCAAGCACCGCACACTGATTCCACCGTTCAGATTCTTCTGAGGCATGCCAACCATGCCAGTCTTGGACGTCAGAACAGTAGCCTCACCGTCGATGTAGCCGTACAGAGGCACGATGTTCAGCTTGCCGTCCTGCACATACCAGCTGCTGTTCAAAGCCTGAGCCAGCACCTGTAAGTGGTCGCGGATCATGCCAAACATCGCTTTTCCCCGCGGCGCTTCCGTGCTTGGGAACTCTGGAGCGAACCCAGCGCTAATTCCGTAAGGCCTCAGTGCCTTCAGAATCGCGTCGTACATATGTTGGATCTTCCAACCTGCCGCGAGCGTCGTGTTGATGACGCCGAAGTTGTAGGCTTTGTCCCCGTCCACTGCGGCTAGGTCCAAATAGGTGTTCAGCGTATCCTCTCGGCCCAAGCGCTTTTGCACTATGTCACCTGAAAATATGGTGCTCATCGCGCCGGGGTAGCCGGCCTGCAACTGAACGCGCGTGAATTCGTCCCTGACCCTGAATGCGGTCTGGCTGGAAAGATTGTTCACTCGAATGCTCGCGCGGTGTGGCGTGCGGATGTCCCCACGGATAACCGCGAAGCGCAGACGGAGTTCCGAAATGTCCAAGCCATTGCCGGCGTCGTCTGCCAGGATGAGGGATGCCTGGCGCAGCCACTGGTCTGCCATGCGCTACTCCGTTATGAAATACAATTTTCCCTCTGTTCCGAGGTCGGAATAGTCGGGTACTGCAACGATGTCACCGTCCACCAGCACGACCAGCCGGCCGCCAATCCCCAGGTGGCGAAACTGCCCGAGAAGGTCGGCGCCGGTCACTAGCGGGATGCCGGACACGAGCGGTACCGAATTCGCGTCAGCGACGTCCAGCACCCATCCCGTGCCACTGCGCCACATCAGCGCCAGGTTGTAGATGATGCCCGCGAGCGTGATCGTGAACCGCTGGGAATCTGCGGATAGGGGAATCTCGTAAGCAGTCATAGTCCAATCGCAGCGCCGATCGACCCGGCCTTGTACAAAATGCTCTCGTTCACCTCCTTGGGCTGCTTGACGCCAGCATTCACGGGAGGGGCCGTATCAACGGGGTAGGCCTGCGCGACTTTTGGTGGCACCCTCACCGTCGTCACCTGCACGATGATGACTTGCCGCAGCTGCGCCTGGACCAACAAGATGTCGTTGGTCTGCTGGTCCGTAGTGACCTGCAGCGACCGGATCAGCATGTTCTTGTACGCGCGGCGCTTGGTGATCACGTCGAATGGCTGCCGCTGTTCCTGCATTTCCAGCAGCCGGCGGTAGACCCCGTCAACGCTCACCAGGCCACCGTCCCGGATGATGTCGAAGATGTCGCGTGATCTGGACCACCCATACCGGATGACCAATTCCGCGGGCATCTTGAATGAGTGGTCCGAGATCGCCGCGCCTTGCTCGACCGGGTGGTCGGTAATGGCGACCTCGTCGCGGTGGACTTCCTCTAGGGAGACCTGCGGAATGACCTCACCCAATGCCCGATTCGTGCGCAAGAAGATGTCGGAAAGGATGTCGCCTATCACTGCACCGCCCCTCTTAGGTTGCGCACTAGGCGCTCATTTACCGAACCCTGCTCCCGCGCTACGGCCTGGCCGGCTGCCTGCGGATCGGATACCCCATGGATGTGGATATCCGTCTTCTGGCTCACCTGCGCGCCTGCACCGCCGACAAGCCCGGAAGAGCCGATAGCCTCGTCGATCTGATCACGGCTGTACGGGTTGTATCCGTTCTCGTGCTGGATGATCCCCCGCATCAGCATCGACAGGGCCGCCGGGTCGGTCTGTACATCAAAGCGCTCATTGGGATCTATACCCATGAAACCAGACAGAAATTGGATATAGCCCTCGGTATTGTTCTCTCCGGGCGGAGCATATTTACTGATCAAACTCCGGAGATTGTCCAGACCCCTCGACCCGTCCAATCTCAGCTGGTTGGCGAGGGCTTGCAAACCTTCGCGGGCGGTCTTCCACTTGGCGAACCGTCCCTCACCGCCCTCGCGCGTGGCGCCGCGCTGCCCGACGAAGTTCAGGTTGCCGGGGTTGTTGTTCCGGATACCGCGCGCTTCGCCAGATCCAGCATTCCGCGCGCGGCGGTCTCGGATAATCTGCATTGCGCCGGGGCCATCACCAGACAGGAACCGTTCGACGATGCCTCCGATGTCCTTGGCCTCTTGGATTGAGCTGTCGATGTACTTCTTCGTGTCATCGAAGCCCAGGAACTTCGCCAGCTTGTTCAGGGCATCCGCCAGTTTGTCGACTGCCGCGACCGCCTGGTCGATTTCCTTGGTCCAATTGCCCCAGTCGATTAGAGACTTGCCGCCGTTCTTCCAGACCTGATAATCGTCAAACAGCAGCGCCAGCGCGCTGGCCAACGCAATGACTCGACCCACAGGCGACATCGAGAATGCCAGGCTCAGCGCGCGCCAAGCCACAGCGATCAGCCCAATAGTCTTGAGCAAGTCCTTCGACGCTTGGTCTGCGCTCTGGAACCACTCCACGACCGCGCGGCCGGCATCCCAGATACGCCGTGCAATTCCCAGCAGGATTTCACCCACCTTGACCAGCACCTGCACCACTTTGACGATCCCGCCGCTGATGTCGTCGAAATTGGACACGATCCACTGGCGGAAGCGCCGAATCTCGTCTGACAAGCCGCCAGCGAGTTCCGAACCGGCTTTCTTGAACAAGATGTCGGCCGCTGCCCCGAGCGTGCGCAGCTCGACCATAAAGCCGTGCGCCGCCTTCGCCGCCTTGTCTGAATCCAGATCGGCCGCGCGGAGCATGTCCCGATACTGGCTGCTGAACTCGCCCAACTCCTGCTGCAACGCCATCAGGGTCCGTTCGTCGATGCCGAGGAAATCGGCATACGCCTTGGCCCGGTAATAGGGCATCTGCTTGAGCCGGGCGCCGAGGTCCGTCAGGATCTCGCCGGTATCCCGTAACTTGCCATTGGCCGTCTGCGTCTGCACGCCCAGGCCGTGCAGGAACGAGGCAGCGCCAGGCGACGACCGCATGAAGCGGCCCAGCGATTCCACTGCGTCGCGCGCGCCAGCGCCAAACTGGCGCGCGGCGAAGTCCAGAGCCTGGATGGTCTCGACGGACGCCTTGCTGCGCTGAGAGGCGAAATACAGCTGCTCCAGGCTGTCCGAGATCTTGGCAACGCCAGCGACGACGGCGGTCGCCGCAGCAGTGATGGCGGCGCCCAGCGCCACCGCCTGCACTGTGGCCGCGCCAATGGTGTCGACAAATCGCTTCTGACCCTTCTCGTCGATCTTGAAGCCGAGGCCAACCAGAAACTCTTTGATCACATCTGCACTGGCTGCCATATCAGGTCTCTTCCATTTGCCGCGCGTGGGCCCGGTTTTCTTCCATCACGTCCAGCGCATCGTTCATCAGCGCGATGTCGGCAAGATCGATATCGCCTGATTTCAGGCTTTCGAATTGGCACATGCCCTTAATCACGGGGCGCAGCAACCAATCCTCACCCCCTGGAAGCGATTCCCAGCGCACTCCCGAACCCGCTACTTGGCGGGAAGACTCGCGGGGAGTGCGCCGAAAATATTTCCCAGGTTGTCCTGGATCACCTTCGCGGCCAGTTGCAGCATCATGCCCAGGTCGATGTCATCGAACGTCAACTGGCCGGCACGCCACACGGGCGCCCAGGTGTTCGGCTCCGTTTGGCGGCTGACCACCCCCAGGCACGTGCCCAGCACATATTCCGCGTCCGCGTCCGCCATCTGCGCCACGGCGTCGGCCAGCGGGGCCAGCGACTTCGCGAAATCCTCTGTCGAGGGAGCCGATCCGCCCAGGGCGGACACCAGCCCCGTCAGGGCCGGCGCCACCCGGCGGGCGACGTGGAACTGCTGCATGGCGCTCAGCCGGCCGGACCGGTAATTCTGGCCTTTCAGAGAGATTTCCATCAGTTGTAGGTCCCCAGGTTGCGGTCAATCTTGATAGCGTCGAACTGCCACTCGACAATGCCGCCGTCCTTGGCGTAGGTCAGATCCGGCGCGCGCTTGAACGCGACGCCGCGCGCGATCGCGATGTCGCCCGACACCGAGTTGCGCACCGTGATCACGTTCTTCCCGTGCAGGACGCTGGATAGCGTCTGCGCGTCGTACTGGATCATCAGCGCCTGGTTGATGGGGCTGGTTTTCAGCAGCCGCACCGTGATCTGGCCGGACTTGTCGGCATGCAGGCTGTGCATGCCTTCACCATCCGCTCCGATGGTCATGGTGTTCTTGTCGGCTGCTGCCGCGATCGTGATGCCTTCTTCCGCCGTGGCGGCGCCGTACCCCATATTGACCACACCGGTCGGGCCGGCCAGCGTGGCCTGTACGTCGATGAACGAATAGGTAGCCATATTGGCGAGCTCCGATTACCGGTTGAAATTGGCGATGACGTCGACGCTGTGGATCGCGCCGGCCAGCTTGAATGCGCCCTGGATGACGGGTGCCTTGCGCGCCTCGCGATCGGCCTGGGACTGCGTGGCCACGGGCGGCGCATACAGGTAGTAGCCGCTCGACAACGTGTCGCCGCGGCTCAGATTCCCGAAGCCATCCGCATTCCACACACCGGGCGCCACCAACCCATTCGCGACCGTCTGATCGGCAGCCGCCGCGGCAGCGGTCAGCAGGTCGTTGACGCCCGCATCGGTTTGCGGGATCTTCGTCGTGCTGGTGTACAGGCGGTTGTACAGGGCTGTTTGCAGGTAGTTCTGGAACCAGTCCGTGCCGTGCACTTCGTCGAAGAAGTACCCGTTCGCCATCACGCCTTGCTCGATGATGGCGGTGTCGTTGTCGTAGTTCACGAACACGTTGCAGTTCTTGCCCTCCAGCGCGTTCACCTGGGTCGTGGTCAGCGTTTCCGCCGTCACGCCCGGCTCCTGCTTGAACTTCAGGGTGATCGTCGTGCGATTGCCCAGGAAGTTGACCGTGAACGCGCGGCCATAGATCGACGCCGACGCGTAGGGGCTGGACGACGAGTATTGGCAGAACGAGCGCTTGTACTTGGCCGCCTTCAGTCGGCTGGCGATGTCGGTGGCGACGGTCGGGTCCAGCACCGCGGTGGATTGGGTCGTCACGCCGTGAATGCGCGTGGGCGACGCCGCCTCGATATATGCCGCGACGCTCAGGTGGGCGTCGTCCGTAATCCCCGTCGCGGCGGCCTGCAGCCCATACCAGTCATTCGACATGTCGGCGAGCTTCTGGACCGCCTCGAGGTAGGTTTCGGCCGCGATGCCAGGCACCGGCACCGCCGACAGAGCCTGCGTCAGGCCCAGAAGCCCGGAAACGTCCTCGCCGGTGGTGTTCGCGGTTGCATAGCCCACCATCGAAGTCGCGCCCGTGGTGGAGCTCGTTACCACGAAACGGCCATTCACGCCATCCCAGACCATCGTGGCGCCCGTCAGCTTCGCTGTCACCTTGGACGCGACGCCGTTCAGGTTCGTCTCGGCGGACAGGTCCAGAGCGGTGACGGTCCTTTCGGTGCCGTCGATGGTGATCTTCATGGACCCCGTGGTGATATCCGTGAAGTTCGACATATCCTGGTCGCCGGGCGAGCGCACCGCGCCGCGCAGCAGGCCGGCCGTGGCCGTCTGTGCCCAGCGACCGATAAAAAGCGGGTTTGGCTGGGGAGACTGCGAAAAGAACAGCACCGCAGCGAGGTACTCCGGCGCCGTGGTGCCGAAATCGTTGGCCACGTCGTCGATGTCGGAGTATTCGCGGATCCGTTCATTGACGTCGATCACCGGCGACGAGCCAACAAGCAGAAGCGCGCCAAAATCGCGGGTGCCGGCGGCGAGCGGTGACATGACGATGTCGACCTTGACGATACGGCTGATGGAAAGCCCTTGGCTCATGGATGACTCCAGGAAAAGAAAGAGCCCGCTCGGCGGCGGGCTTGAAGTGGTTCAGTTCGGGAACTACGGGACTACGACATCCGCGCCCGGTCCCGTATCCGATTGGATAGCGGCATCGGCACCCAGCAAGTTCAGCACCGCGTAATCGCGGCGGATCACACGGCGGAAGCGCATAGGCAGGTCATAACGCTTCAGCCAACGCTGGTTGACCAGCTCTGGCGCTGCGATGGCATCCCCCGCCTCGACGAACGAAATGCCTTGCACGCTGATCTGCTCGCCGTTCTGGGGCATGTACGCACCGTCGCGCAGCAGGTCCGCATAGCGCATGGCGTTGGGCCCGTAGAACGTCGCCAGGACTTCCAGATCCTGGTGCCGCGTCAGCCTGTCGCGGCCATCGCCGGACGGGTTGTGCTGGATGGCGGGATAGTCCTGCGAGCGCGTGCGCGGCGTCACCCCCACGGCGCACCAGTCCACATTGACCTCCGGGGTCTGCGGCACCGTCGGCTGCCAGCGCGGCCTGACCAAAGCGCCCGGCAGGCCGGTGATGCCCTTTACGTAAGCTTGGAACACCAGATCCAGGTCAAGATCCTGAAGCGGAGGGGACACCACGGCCGGCGCGAGGTAGCCGCCGGTCGCCGAGGAATTAGCCATTGCCAGCCCCCTGAAGCGGAATCAGATTGCAGTAGGCTTCGACAAAGCCGTCGCCGTACCGCGAGTAGTTGTTGACGTTCGTCACCGTGTACCGCGAGCCGTCCCAGGTCACGACGTCTGCATCGATCCCTGGTGCACTCTCCAGCAATCGGAACTTCGTGACTACCAAGATCGAGCCCTTCACGCGCGAGCCGGTCGCCATGCGCACCAGCAAATCGCCGGAATCGCTTGTCACCACGCCGATGAATGGCGTGTCCGTGCCCACGTTCACCGCCAAGCCGTCATCCCCTACGGTCTGAGCATTTCGCGTACAGACGAGCGAATCGAAGAAGTCCGGGTCAAGCAGGACATCGGTTACGTCAAGGAACGGCATGGATGAACCTATTTCTTGCGGACCACATAAGTGACCGAGTTGCGGAGCTGCCCCGTATCGAGCAACGGCTTTTCACCAGTTCGGCCCCGCTTCTTGCGGTCGGCCAGCGTGCGCGGAGCCAGGGGGTCAAAGGGGCCGTCCTGAATCTTGGCCCTGACCGAGCTCTGCGCCCGCAGGCCGGCGCGCACCAGCGCGCGTTCCACGCCCGCCGCATTGCCGTCCAACGCTGCCTTGGCGCCGCCCCGGAAGTCCTCAACGATCTCCGGCTGCACGTTCTCGACCCCCGGGACCAAAAACGGGCGCGCCGGGATGTTCGCCTTGGGACTGCCGTTGTCCAGGATGTATCCAATCTGGGCGTTGGACAGCGGCGTATCTCCCTCGCGCTCGGGCGCGCTGTCGGGAATGCCCACCAGCACGTCCTTTTTCACCAGCTGCGCCATGGCGGCCAGCACTTGCGCCAACTTGTCGGTCGTGACGGTCATGCTCATAGCTGGACACCACCGGCACCGATCATGCGGGCATAGAAAAGCAGCTGCGTGCCGTAGGTCGTGGCGTTCCAGAATCCACCGTCATCAAGGGTCACCGCGCCGGCGTCATAGCTGGCGCTGACCTTGTCGACCGACTTGGCCGTCACCGGACCCGTCACAGCCCCCGGCGCGCCGCCGGCCGTGGCGGTCTTCTGACTGCGCGCGGCCAGAGCGAGCTGGTGAGCGGTGAACAAGGCCACGCCATATGGCCACAGGTTGCCCCACCGACATTCGGGCAGCAAGGATTCCGCCAGGGTGCCGAAGAACGACACCTGACCATCCGTATAGACGGTCGTGTCAGCGAATTCAGGAAAGTCCTGGCGGAACTTTGCTACGTCCATGGTCGGTCCTTACTTGGCGGTGCTCTTCCCAGAGGCTTTGCCGTCATCCTTGGGAGTGGACGGGGCATTCTGCGCGGCCTGCTCGCGGTCGGCAAGCGCCTGTTCGCGCGTCGCCAGCTCGGCTTCGCGCACCTGGATGGCCTGCTCGCGGTCGGCGATGACGGCTTCACGCGCATCAAGCGCGCCGGAGCGCGACATCAGCGCCTTTTCCTTATCAGCCAGGTCCGCCAGCAGCGCTTCAGCCGCGGCGCTGGTGTCCGGGTCCACCGTCGGTTCGTCGCCGATGTGAGCCTGCACATACCAGTGCTTCGCGGTTTCCGCATCCACGGTGTGGTTGCCGACCGTGAAATGGCGCTTTTCACCGCCGATCTGAACGGTGAATTCGCGGTTGACGTAGATCTTCGGCATGCCGTTCTCCTTAGATGCCGTCGCGGTAGCCCAGCGTTTCCGGGTAGACGAATTCCACGGCGCCCAGGCGGCCGAAGTAGGTCGTCAACTGGTAGATGCTGCGGTATTCCAGCGGCGTGCGTTGCAGCGGAACCAGCGGGAAGCGGACGCGCTGTTGGTCCTGCGTGTAGACCATCATGCGGTTGGCGTTGGCGGCGCCGCGCTGATACAGCCACTTCAGCGGCTGAATATCGAGTGGACGGCCGTTGACGCTGTTAGCCAAGCTGTTCTGGCGCAGGAACTCCAGCACGGAGATGTTGCCCGCCGAGGACACCAGCGTACCGACCAGCTTGGAATACTGGATCGGAGGCAGCAGCAGCTTGCTGGGGCAGATCGCGTAGCCGGACGCGGCCCACGTGCTGTTGATCAGCTCGTTCACGTCGTCCAGCATTTGCTGGGGCGTCGCCGTTGCCCAGTTGCCCGTCTGCGCATTGGTCGAGTTCGTGACCTTCGGGCTGTTCACCAGGCCGTACAAGCCCAGCGTGGAATCACCGATGTAGACCTGCTCATCGATGTCCATGTTGTGCTTGAGCTGCATGCCAGCGTACTTCTGCTGGTCGACGGGGCGGCCGAGCTTCTGCGCCGATTCCAGCTCGGGGATGGTCCAGCCCAGTTCCATGCCCCACAGGGTCAGCGGGCTGGCCGTCTTGCCGATGTCCAGGGCCAGGCCTTGGATGGAGTTCGCGTCCTTGCCGATCCAGCTTTTGCCGGTGGGCGAAGGACCGCCGGCGGCGGCGAAGCTGGAGTTGGTGAACGACGAGGTTTCGTCGGCGATCGAGACGTCCTCGCGCAGGTCGATGTCGCGCGACCAGGTCACGGACGCCAGCGGCGCGTGCAGCGTCTGGTCCAGGCGTTCCAATTCGCCGATCAGGAAGGCGCCGGCCGAGTCGATCGTCTGGCGATCGAAGGTGATCATGTTGTCCGTGGTGCGCGCGCGCGTCAGACGGCGAGTCGCATCCATCACGGCCGCCAGTTCGGTTTTGCTCAGGTTCATGTTTGCTCCGTAGGGGCGAAAAAAGGCCACCCGAAGGTGGCCCGTTCCCGTGATGGGGATCAGTTGCGGAAGGAGATCTCGACGTTGCCGTCCGCGTCAGCGGCCGACATGAAGATGGCGTTGATCGCAACGGTGTTGGTGCTGTCGGCAGCGCCTTCGAAGCCGCCCAGGGGCTTGCCTGCGGCGGCAGCGGCCACGCGGACGTACACCTGACCACCGTTCACCACGGTGGCGCCGCCGTTCAGCTTCACGGTGATATAGCCGCGACGCAGGACGTCACCAGGGCCGGACGTGGGCGGAGTTGCCACCCCCAGGCCGTCGGTGCCCGAATTGGTCGGGAACGGGCGGACCAGGACGCCATAAGCGTCGGTGGCCGCCTCGCCGCCGGCGAAGGGCACGAACTTGCCTGCGGCCATCTTGCCGACCAGGCCATAGGCCGAAAACGGAAGGGAAGCGTTCAGGATCTGGGTCTCAACGACCGAGTTTTCCTTGCGGCTGACATCGCCCGGGATGCCGGACGGCATGCGATAGACATATGCGACCATGATGGTGGTTCCTTATTTGTTGCCCGTCCGGGCGTCCCAGAACTTGCGGTTCTGCTCGTTGATGCTGCTGACCGTGGAGGGCCGGCCGAAATCCCGCGTGCTGATGCCGCTGCGCACGCCGGAGGTGTTGTTTTGGTGCCGGCGCAGTGCAGCCGCGCCGTTGAAGATCGTCGACACTGACGAGGCATCCATCGTGCTGAACTCCGGCGCGCGGCCGGCGAGGAAGGGGTCGATAGCCGCGCGCCCCGCGTCGGTCGCATAGGCCGTTTCCAGGGCCTTGCGCTGGCAGGCGCACACCGCATCGGCCGTCTTGGCCTTCTTGCTGTCGAAGGTCGGCAGCTTGATGCCGGGCGCCAGGATTTCGGCACCAGAGCGAACCGTGGCCATGTCGCCGGTGTAGGTTTCGCCCTTGGCTTCGGTGTTGTGCTCAGCTTCTTCGGCTTCCAACACCGTGTCCTTGGTTTCTTTGTCGTCGTCCTTCTCATCCATCTTGGCTTCCATGTCGCCGACGCGCTTGGTCAGCTTCTGGACTGCGCCCAGGATGGCATCGAGGGTGGCGCCGTCGCCGGTCTTGGCCGACTTGTCGTCGTCCTTGCCCTTGTCGTCGTCATCGTCGCCGTCGCCGTCGGCGTCCGCCGTTTCAGCGTCTTCCAGCGCCTCTTCGAGCGCGGCTTCGTCCTTGGACTTGAAGGCCGCTCGGATGCGGTCCCAGGTACTCTTTTTCTTGCTCATATCGCTTTCCTTATCTCCGATTGCGCAACGCGGGCCGCAACGGCCACGCTCTACCAGCGCCACATGGTTGCCAATGATGTTGCGCTGTACCCCGCGCCCGGGTTCAACCTGTTCGTAGTCCGCGTCGTAGCCACACGAGACCTCGCGCAGCGGCTTCTTTCCCGGCTCCTTGGGATCGAACCGCACTGCGTCGATGGCCATCCGATCGGTGATCAGCATGTCCGCAAGGACGTAATCCGCGTCCAGGCCTTCACCGCGACGGACGTTCTGGGTGATCCCGACCGCGAGCTGGCGCCACGTGTCGGGCGTCACGAACTCGGCCGGGTGGTCCATCGTCACCGGCTTGCCTTCAAAGCTGGCCAGGGTCTCGGGACGAAAAACCTCTTCAGGCGTGCGCTCAATGCGGATGATCCCGTCGCGGCCAGCCTCGACCGGCACTTCGCCCTCGGCGTACAGCAGTTCGCCAATGCGCGCGATCGGCACGCCCTCGCACAGCAGGAAGCCGTCGTTCGTGACGGACTGCCGCGCGCCTAGGCGCTCGACCGTGTAGAAGCCGCTGGCCATTCGGTCAGTGGTGTGCATGCTCATTCCTTTGCCAAGATCGGCTCCGCGTAGCAGCGGCAATTCCAGATTTCGCCCGGATGGTGCCGCATCCAGACCGGATGCTTGTCCGTGCCTTCGTTGACCATCGGCGGGTCGTTCCAAGCGCAAACCTTGCCGTTCATATGCCGGTGGCCAGACCGGACGTCGGTGTCACCGACCGTCCGCCAGATGTAATGCGTGCTGCCGATCGAAAGCGCGCGCGCCTCGGTGAGCTTTGCCGCAGTCCTGGCCACTTCGGTTCTGGCGATCAGCATGGCGCGGCTTTCGGCAACCTCGCCAGACCGGCCGATTTCCTCAGCGATCTCGGCTGCGCGCGTGCTGTCCTGCAACCCTTCGATCGTCAGCTTGTGGACGCGCTCGGCGGCCTCCAGCGGCAGGGACTTGATCAACTCGACCTGTTCGGCCAGCAGGGACTGCATGACGCGGCCGGTGTCAGCGCCGCGGATCTCATCGCGCAACGCCTGCGATATGTCCTTGCTGCGTTCCAGAAAGGCGTCACGGTCGCGCCGGTTTACCTCGGTCAGCATGCGCAGCGACGCGCCGCGCGCCCATTCGTCCAAGGCCCGGGAGTAGGACTCCAGAATCGAGGTGATGGGCGGCACGGCGGCGGGGTCACCAGCAGGGAAGCCGTCGATAATCGCCCCGATGTTGCGGGCGACCTTCTTCAACTGCGCCGAAAACTGGACCTCCGCGCGCCGGGCATTGACCGGGTCACGCCGGCGCGGCTGCTTGCGTCCCTGGTGCTTGTCCCTGGTTCTGGCCGATACCGAGCCCAGATATGTCGACCTCGCCAGGGTCTGGCGGCTCGTCGTCTGCGGCATCAATTTCTTCCTCGGTGATCGTGGTGAAGACGCCTGTCTTGTGCCCCGACTTGCGCAGCTCAGACAGCGCCGTCTTGCGGCCGATGATGCCCTTGTCGTAGGCGTCACTGACGGCGCCTTCGACGTCCTTGGCGATCGTCGCCTTCTCGGGGTCAGTCAGTTGCCAGCACGAACGGAACTCGAAACCAAATTTGTCGTCTGGCGGCCGGCCAAGCGATGACCGGTGGATCACGTCCAGCAGCACGCTCATGCCCGCGCGCAGCTGCTTGTCCTGGCCGTTTGCCACGTTGTCGTAATAGGTGCGCAGGTCTGAATCACCCGAGGCGTTCAGGCCCGCAGGGGACTGCCCAAAAAGTCGGACCAGCGGGATTTGCAGCGCACCGGAAATCTGCTGTCCGAACTGCAACAGCACATCGTCCAGTCCGGCGAACGAATACTGATGCGCCTCGAATTCGTCCTCAGCGTCCATGAGGGTCATCCCCTCGTTGGACTGAAAGCGGCGGATAAAGTCGATTTGCTTCATCAGCCCAGCCTCGGCCGGGCCACCCATGGACAGGATTTCGCGCAGCTTCTTGACCTTGTACGTGCGCAGGTGGGCCTTGTAGACCAACTGCGCTGCGCCCTCGGTGGTGCTGTCGAACGCCAGAAGGCGATCCCACAACCGTTCCAGCACCGACTGGCCCCACAGGTTCTCGGCGACGCGCTGCCAGTACGGCAGCTTCAGACCTTCCAAGCGGATCACGCGGCTGTAGTGCACGCGCTTGCCACCCAAGGCGGGCGCGGCGATCAGCACGTCGTAATACTCCGGCTTGCCCAGGTCAGGGCCGTATTCACGGACCAGATGGGTAAGCGACGGCTGCACCAGCCAGCGGTCAAGGGGCAGCAGGCCCTTGAACTGGTCCTTGGTGATGGTGTCCAGCTTGAGCGGGGTGGTCACATCCTGGCCATCGATCAGCAGCACTGCTATGGCGCCGCCATACAGCCGCGACCACTTCACTGTGTCGCACAGCGCGTCCCAGACCTGGTACTGCTCGATGGTCGACTGGATGCGCTCGACGTCGTCGGGGTCGATATCACTGGCCAGCTCGATGCCTGCACGCGTCATGTCTTCTGCGACGGCATCCACGGCCATACCGCAGATCCAGGACGAGCGATAGGCCGCCTCCATCTGAATGCGGTTGCGGCTGACTAGGTCGAACGTGTAGCGCCCTTGGGACGCCTGGTTGTTCGTCTGGATTCCGACGCGCGCTTCGATGTTGGCGAAGGAATCGCGGGCCGGCGCGGTGACTACGGCCGGAGCGTCTTTACGCGCAGCGACCTTTCCGAATGAGCGACGGCCCATGGTTTTCCTTATGCAGCGAGGCGCGCCCAGATATCGAGCGCGCGGGAGGCAGGCTGGTACGCGATCATGACCGCGTCAGCCAAGTTCGGAGACTTTGAATTGTCAGGTTGCTTGTTGACCAGGATCTTCCCGGACGGCGTCTTGCCATAGGTGGGCTGAGACAGCTCCATCACCAGCGCCGCTCGATCAGGCAGATCAGGGTCGATCGACACCAGCTCATCGGCGTTGAACTCCATTCCCTCGACGACAGCCCGGTACGTGGCCTGGAAGCGCATGCGCAACGACCACCAAGCCTGCGCCTTTGCGTTCGCGAAGAAATCACGATTGAGACGCTTGGGCACCATCTCGCCGTCCGGGTCGTGAACCTCGCCTGAACCTCGGAACGGCTCGACCATGATCTGGCGCTTCGCCGCAGCTTGGCGCTGCTCGTTGATAACACGCGAGTCGCCGCGCACCCCAGAGCCTAAACCGTCGGCGTCGTAGTCCAGCAGCTCATAGTCGTACTCGTCGCAGTAGCCCATAGCCTTGACGACGGTGTCGAAAATGTCGCTGCCCTTGCCAGACCACTGGTGCAGGTGCTGAAGCACGATGCCATGGCGCCCGGCGAAGGCGTTCTTGTCCCGGCCTTCGTCGGCCACGTCCAGCCCAGCCCGGCGGGCGCCTGACGGCGTGATTCCAAGCTTGATATGCGCTCCGACAGCTGCCTGGACCCAAGCGGACGGGATCAACACCCCTTCGACCGAGGCGGCATAGTTGATGTCAATCTCCTGTGCCACCGTCACCGGGTCAAGGTCGCGGATCTGCTTTTCGTACCACGCGTCGTCCTTCCGGGGGTCATCCCGCCAATGGAAGGTGAACACCGGAATCTTGCCGCTGTGCCGGCGCTGTGCGAACGGATTTGCTGACCCGTTCGGCGTGCTGATGTCCTGACGGCAGTTCGTGGTGGCCGCCAGAGAGGCCTCAACGAGCTGGGGACGCTCCAGAAATGCCGATTCGTCCACGATGTAAAAGCTGGCGCGATCACCGCGGCCAATGTTGTCGCCCGCCTCGCCGGTGATCACTGAGCCCGATCCCGGGAAGTGGATCCGCATATGAGCGGTGTGCAGCCGCTCGTCCCAGCCGGCCCGAAACTCCGCGGGCAGAAGCTTCAGGAATGCGCGCGCCTTCCAGAACAACGACTTGGGCGAGCCGATCTTGTCGACGTACTCTTCCTTGCGCGAGCCGAAGCCGACTGCTACGCCATCGCGAAACAGGCATACCGTGTCGGCCAGGGCAACCGTCAGCCAGGACATACCCATGTCGCGGCTTTTCTCGGTAATGCCCGGCTCCTGACGCTCCCAGCGCTCCATGAACCAGTGGACCCATTCCTCTTGCCGAGGGAACAGCAGCAGCGGAACGCTGGACGGGAGTCCGCGCTCAACGTTGCGAGGGTCAAACGTCATTCCCCAGTCAATGATGAACTGGGCCGGGTTCTGGGCGTAGAACGCCTTCAGGTGCTTCAGCTGCTCCGGCACCGCGCGAATGCGCTTCAGCCTTTCTATCCGCCATTCGAACACCGCGTTGTAGTCGGGGTTGCGGAAATCGAACGGGAAAGGCAGGGGCATCAGTTCATCAGCGCACGATAGGCGGCAGCAGCAGCGTTCGGGTCATCGGACACCACCGTCATGCCCTGCGCCGAGGCAGGCGCGGCGGGCGGCGGCGGTTCAGGGTTGTTCAAGCCGTAGATGTCACGCTCCAGGCCGACCAGCACCTTCAGCGTCTCTCCCAGCTTCTTCATGCCATCGACGCGTGCGCCGAAGGTCAGCACCTTTTCGTATACGGCGGCGCGCTTCCTTGCCCCGTCCTCGCCCTCTTCTCGTAGGAACTCGCCCAGCTGGCCGAAAAGCTCTGGCTCATTGGTGTGCGCTTCCAGTTCAGTGAAGAGCGCCATGCAGAGGTTGTGAGCGCGCGTCACGCTGCGCCGTTGCGTCAGCATCACGGAGGCCAGCTGTTCGCTGCTCTCCTTGACGACCACCGCGTCCTGCTCTTTGCGGTTACCGGAAACCTCCGTGGTAACCGCTTGCTTGGTAACCAGCGCTTCCGCCTTCGCGCGGATCTGTGCGGAGAGGTCGCGCTCCCAGCCATCGCGCTTGGCGCGCTTGGCGATCGCGACGTGCGATATGCCCTGTCGCGCCGCGATCTCGCGCACGGACAACAGGCCAGATCGGTAGTCGGCCTCGATGCGCTCCCAGTCGGGTTTCTTTTTCGCCTCGGTCATAGGATGGTTCACGGTATCGGGTTTGCCCCACATAGCTCGGCACTTGTATAAGCTCATTCGATACCCAGATCATCCATAATTAGGCGCCAGCTCGGTTGAGCGCCGGACACGAGGAAAATCATATGAGTAAGGATGGGGACTACGACGACGGAGACCTTTGCGAGGAGGATAAGGAAAAGATCGAGATCGAGGCTGAAGAATGGGAGACGATGAACGACCCCTATTCCGATGACGAAAAAGACCAAATGGGATCGGAGGAATTCTTCAGGCAAGACGCCTGAAATAAGTCGTTCTCCTGATTGTGAACGAAATTTTCACCCCACAAGATTCTCGCAAGTTATTGTTCTTTAAAGGATCGTTTATGGCCACTAAAAACCACACCGTACCCTACCCAGGCCATCTGAACACACCCGAGCAATGCGAAGCCGAACGCGCTCGCTGGGACCGAAAAGTCTCCACAGCAAAAGAGAAAGGCTGGGCTTGTCATGGCGCATGGAACGACCATCTCACCCAGATCGATCATCGGCAGCTCGACCTGCTGACCGCGGACATACCCGTTCGACCGGGATACTCGCGTGGGAAAATTTGAACGATGTTAGTTTTCTCCCACAGAGCAGAGGCCGGAGCATGACGTCTGCCAGCGGGTGCCCATGCGGCCCGGCGGACGGTTCTCTCTGGCCCCTGCTCTCTGGAAACAAAAAACCGCCCGGAGGCGGTCCATGTCCAAGATCAATGCGTTAGATTTTCTCTGCGATGGCGCGGTACAAGGCCATCCCAGCTTGGTAACGATTATTCCTTAAGCGCGATGTGTTGAGGTTGCCCGATAGAAGGCGGTGACTACTGCCGCTATGCACGACAGCTGCGCCATATTGGGCCAACTCGACGTGCCAATCTACTTCGCGCGATCTTTGTCCATTTGCTGCAACATCCGGGACAAAGACCCGGATGTTGCAGGCAAAGTCATCAGGATCGCCACCTTCTTGTGCCGCAAAAAACTTAAGGGATAGCCTCACTTCAGCGCTACCCAATGGAGTGACGAATTGTCCAATTGAAGGCAATTCACCATCAGCTTTGAACTCAAGCCGGGGGGAGTCTGGCGATTCGACTGCGAAACAATCAGCCAACTCCACCATCGCATTCTTTGCTTTCCCGATCAATTCCCTCACTGCGTCGGTGAATCGCAAATTCCCCCAGCTGGACTCATCGAACGGGTCTTTATCCACTTCAGACATGCGTCACTCCTGTCGATTGAAGAAACGCAATTGTGCCCGACCCGATTACAAATTGAAAAAGCCCCGGCTTTCGCTCGGGGCTCATTTCTTTCGGACGCACGACGCCCGCCATGGGCATCGGGTCACGTCGTTAGACGGTAGTCAAGTTGTCTTGACGCCGATTATGCACGCGGCTGGTGTATTGCGCAACAAAATCCTCGAAATTGCCGACGGCGCGCACCAGGATGTCGTCGTACTCGCGCAACCTGATGCCTTGGGCGCGGCACGTGGCCTTCCAGTAGGCCCGCTGGACATAGTGGGCCCGCAGCAGCTCGCGATGCTGGTGCAACATCCGGTAGACGGCGTTGCGCCAGGCCGCCTCGATGAACGCGCCGTCGGCCTCGTCCACCTCCATCTGCGGCTCCTCGACCTCGGCCAGCTTGCCGGCCTGCTTGGCCAGCATGCGGCAGATCTCGTAGGTGGGCGACACGCCGTAGCCGCCGCGGCTGCGCATCACCTCCCCCCCAATTCTCCAGGCGTTCGTGGAAGTCGAGCGGCAGGCGGTCCAGCAGCAGTTTGGGAATGGTCATGGCGCGGTGCGCTCCTCGTACTTCGAACAACGTTGGCCGATCTCCTCGCCCAGGGCGCAGCGCAGGACGCGCCGGCCGCCGAAGGGGTTGGTGATCAGGCGGATTTCCTTGCAGCCGGCGCAGGTGCGCGCCGGCGGGGGTTCTTGGCGGCGCTCCAGCAGCTTGGCCGGGTCGCCGCGCTCGGCTTGGTGTGTCCAGGTCATCGAAATACGCCCCGTGCGCGCGGGTAAGATGGAGAATTCAACTTCTTCACAGGTGAACCATGACTGTCCCCGTTTCCATCTTCTCCGGCGGCTCCAACAATGAAGACTTGATCAGCCGCGAACCCGGCGTCGAACATCATGTCGACGGCTACGAAGGTTTCGTCGCGCTGACGGCCCACCGCCCCGATGCGGTGCGCACCCGCAGTGTGTACACCGGTCAGGTCCGCGCCACTGAGGCCGAGGCCATGGAAGACGCCAAGCAGTTGGTGATCTCGATCGACCCGGATCAGTACGTCTAGTCCGCTCATGCTTTGCGCTCCTGCGCCACGGCGCCAAAGAGGTCGGTCTGCGGTTGCTCGACGGCCAACGGCGTGACGACTGCCACCAGCCGCGCGCCAAACTCGTCCGGCTCGGCCCGCCGGGCGCTGATCTCGCGCACCCAGGCGTCATCCTGGAAAACGACGTCCTTCAGGCTGTCCAGCACCACCTTCTGGGCGTTGTCCAGGTCCAGGCACTGCACGGTGTCATCCCAGGCCGCGCCCTCCTTGCGCATGCGCTTCTGCCAGTCCTGCGGGCGGTTCGGGTACAGGGTGAACTCGACTCGCACCCGGCCGGCGATCGGCTTGCGTACACCGGCCACCAGCGCCAGCTTCTGCACCTGCGCCTTGTAGGCCTTCGCCTCGGGCGTGACGTAGGTGCTGGTGAACGCCGGCTTGCCGCGCGGCGTTACCGTGCGGCTGGCCCAGTAGCGGTTCGCGCTGATCGGGTACGGCAGGGTCAGCAGCACACCGGCCGGCCCTTGCGCGCGCGCGAAGCTGTCCGGGGGTGGCGAAACACCACCCCCTTCCCGCGGCATGGCGCATCCGCCGCAGGCAATCGCCAAGACTTCGGCGCGCTTCGCCAGCGTGCCGGCCATCGGGTCGTAGGGGTCGGTGAGGTTCGGTGAAGCGTTCATGCGAGGGCTCCGATCATGTCGATGGGGTGGCGACGCTTGTCGCTGGTGAATTGCAGGCTGTCGGCGTGGCGCCAGAGGTTGATGCGTCCCTCCCACTCGCCGTGCCGGTTCTTGTCGCAGATGAGCATCGTGTCCGGCAGGTCGAGCGTGTCGGCGGCCACCTCGCCGTCCTTCCGCAATTCGGCCTCGGCGATACGCTCCTTGCGCTTGTTGCGCCACACTGTGAGCATCTGGTCGACCTGGTCGACGATGGCGCCGGAGCCCTTGGCGGAGAACTTGCCGGGGATGGCGTCCTCGTTCTCACCCTTCTTGGCGTGGTGCACCAGGTGGATGTGCATGCCCAGGTCGCGCGCCAGCGTGCACAGCATGTCCACGAAGTCCTTCTGGCCGTTGTAGTCGTCCTCGCCGCGGACGCACTTCATCAGGCTGTCGATCACCAGGTGGCGGACCTTCAGGCGGTCGGCGCAATAGCGCGCCACGGCGTAGAGCATGGCCGGCTTGACCGTGCCCTGCTGGTCGTACAGCCACAGGCGGTCCCGCGACCAGTCGATGAGGCGGTCGACGGCCTGCACGCTCGGGTGGCTGTTCATTGCGGTCTGGCGCAGCATGCGCTTGAGGGTCGACTGGGGCTTCATTTCGAACGAGGCGATGCACACCCGCTCGTCCTGGCAGGCGAAGCCGATGCAGGCCTGGCCCAGCAGCTCGCTTTTGCCGTGGCCGTTGATGCCCTGCCAGAGCGTCACTTCGCCCGGGCGGAAGCGCAGCAGGTCGTGCGTCTTGGCCCAGGGCAGCTTCGCGCCCGTGATCTGCTCGCCGTGCTCGACGGCGCGCGCCAGCTCGTCGCGCCAGGCCTCGGCGGCCAGCACCTTGGCCTGGGGCTCGGTTTCGGCCATGTAGGCCTCGAAGTCGACGTCGGCGGGGCTGATGATCTGGCTCATGCTGGGAATTCCTCGATGGTGGCGCCGGGCTGCCAGATGGCCAGCCCCCAGTCGCCGGACGCGATGACCTTGGCGGGCGAGCATTCGGCCAGGCGGCGCAGCACCTGCAGCGCCCGGGCCCGCGTCGGCGCCAGCAGGTGCACGACCGTGCCCACCACCGTGCGCAGGTCGAGCGTGGCCACGTTCTCGTCGTCGTGGATGTGGATCTCGGCATGACCGACCCACCGGCCATCCGTCATGCGGCCGATCATGGCCTCGGGGTGGGTGAAGCTTCCGTGGCGCTGGCCGGCTGGCACGCAGGCCACCCAAACGTCGGTCGGCCGGTAACCCGCCATGCGGGCAACGATGAGGGTCTGGTGTCCGATCACGTTGCCCCCACCCACGGCTGGTCCGCTCCATTGCCCGTCAGCAGGCTCAAGGACGCCGGCGGCATATCGTCCTCCCATCGCCGGCCGTTCAGGTACGTTGCCGGCGCTGGCTCGTAACCGCGCTTCCACTGGTCGGTTTCGCACATGGCCTCCACGTGCGCCACGATCTGGTCGGCAATCGACTCCAGGCCGTGCCGCTTCCAGCGCTTGCAGCAATCCGCCTTGTCAACTTTCCGCGGAGACCTGGGCCAGGAATTCCAGAACCGGACGAAGCCGGCGGGCACGTCGGCGACAGCCGGCAAGGGGTTTTCTTTACTCCCTTCCTTATCCACTCCACTCCCTTCCGGGGGTGAGGACTCGTCGAGCGCTCGACGAGTGGGTGCTGAATCACCTGGCTTAAACGGGGGGTGCTTGTAGGTCGGGCGCTCGATTTTCTGGTGGTGCCAGCCCGTTACGTGCAGGAAGTCTTTGTTTTCAAAGGAGTAATAGGCGATCAGACCATTCGACGACAGCTCGTCGAGCAATCCCTGAATACTCGACGACATGATGTCGTCACCAGGGAACACGTTGGCCTTGATGGTCTTCGCGCTGGCCACATGGTTGCCTGCGTCGTCGCAGAAATTCCACAGGCCGATGAACAGTAGTCGAGCCATCGGCGAGCAGTTCATCACCTGCTCACTGGTCCAGAATTCGGGTTTGATCGAGCGGATGCGGGCCATTACGCGGCCTCCTTGAACTTGTCGTTGTTGGCGGCCATCTTCTGGGCGCGCACGGGCTCCCAGCGCGTGTAGCCCCAGTCCCTGGTGGCGCGCTTGACCTCGCGGTCAATGCCGCTCTGGTCGTAAAGCGTGTGGCAGTGGTAGCAGCCGGGAACGGTGAATTTGTCGTGGACCTTCAGGCCCGTGCCCTTGCCCTCGTTCTGGTGGGCAGGCACGACCGTGGGGTCGCCTTCGTAGCTGCAGCACCCGGCGAATTGCAGGTAGCAGCGCTCGCCGCGGCACGCGGCCAGGTACTTCGGTTCGTGGCCGGGGCGCTTCTTCGGCGCGCGGCGCTTGATGGCGGCACGCTGCAGCGTGGACTGCCGCACCAGGGTGGCGCTGGAGCCGCTGGAGAGCCGGGCGCCGGTGGCGCGCAGCGGGGTCTTGCGGGTCAGGGGTGCGGAGCGCTTGAGCATCACAGACCATCCCCACGCAGCGCGTGCGCCGAGACATGGCACACAGGGTACAAGGACAGCCAGACGGAAAGGGCGACCGCACAGCGCGCGAACGTGGGCCGGCCATAGAACTCGTCCAGGTCCATCGGGGAATCGAGCCAGGCGCCGATCTGCTGCGCGCGCGGGGTGGTGTCGTCCCACATCAGCGCACCCACCCGGGAACCTCGATGGGCTCCGACCAGATGATATCGTTGTGGGCGCCCCAGGCGTTCATCAGCTCGATGAGGTCGCCCATCTTGCGCTGGCTCATGCCGCTGGTGTGTTCGCCCAGCAGCACGTCGCCGCCGTACAGCCCCCTAGCCGTGCGCTGCTCCTTGACCAGCGCGGCGGTGAAGATGTCCTTCCATGCCTCTTTAGGCAACCACTGCATGACGCCATTGACGGGCCATTGCCGCTGGCGCGCAACGTCGGCCAGCATGGCCCACATCTTGCGCTTGGTCGCATCGGAGGCGGTGGGCTCGGCCGGCGCGCCGAATATGTAGCCATCCGGCGCCGCGTCGATGTCGCGGTGCGCGCGCTGGCGCGTGCGGTGGTTCAGCGGGTAGCACATGCCTACCTCGCCCCGCAGTTGCCCAGGCTCAGCCGGGCCTTGCAGCAGCGCGAGCCAATCTCATTGCCGCGCGCCAGATAGTCCATGTAGCCGACCTCGACGATCGTCAGGCCCAGGGCCCGGCACATCGAATCCAGCTTCTCCAGCGTGATGCCGGTGGCGCCAGAACAAATCTTGGACGGCATGCTGGCGTCCCAGCCCGTCTCATCCAGCAGCTTTTGGCGCTGGGCCTGGTTGGCCATTGCCAAGCGCAAGGCCGTCTCGATGATGTGGGGACCGGACATTCCGGCCGGTTCAATGGGAATCATGGCTACTCAAAAGGAAAGGAATGCCCTGGAATTGGCCGCCGGGCACACTGGCGGCATGAAAAATCTGACCGAAACCGAAAAGCTGCTGATCACCGCCCAGGACATCGCCCGCCGGACGTTCGTTGACCCGTCCGAAGCCGCGGTGATGTCCATCTTTGAAGAGCTGCGCGCCGAGCGCGACCGCATGGCCTGGGCCACCGATGACCGCGTCGGCGCGACGGTGCATTGAGCAATGACGGCCCGAAACTGGCGAGAACCCCATCCTGCGGCTACGATCGGCGTTGCCCGGTCTGTCCGGGCGTGGCGACCAACCACAACCAACTTTTCCCACAGGAGGGGTTCTCATGAAGCATGTGCAATACTCGAGCCACAAGGAGTTCTTCATCGAAATCCTCAAGGCCCAACCCGGGCTGCTCGGAACGACCGGACACGGCGAGAAGGCCGGCCAGAAAATTGCCGAGACAGCGTGGGCCTTCATCGACGAGTTCCAGCGTCAGTACGAGGAGAAGGTGAAGGGCTGACGCCGTTCACGATCTGCCATGCAGCAACGGCCGCCTCCGCCACCTGGCGGGCGGCCTTCACCGGATCGTCTTCACCGCTACCGCGAACGGCCACCATTGCAGCTTCGACTGCCCCTGCCACCACGCTGTGCTGGATTTCTTTGGGCAGAGGGATGTGGTTCAAGTCAGACATTTCTTTCTCCTGGATAGGTCAGATATCGGTAGGACCGATGGGGATGCGGTTGTCCTTGGGATCGGGATCACGCATGGCTCGGCTCCTGCTGAGCCGGCGCGGAGTCGGCCAGCTCGGGCCAAATGCGGGCGTAATCCTCGGGCCAGTGCTCGCGACGCGTGCATTGGCCGCCAGTTGCCACTTCGATAGGGCCGCCAAACTCGACCGGAATCGGTCGTTCGCCTCTGGCCCAACGACTGACATCAGGCGCGTGCGCACCGATTGCCTTGGCCAGGGCCGCCTGGCGGCCACGCTCTTGAGATAGGTATTCGGCTAATTTCATGAGCCGATATTAGCCTTTTGCTAATTCTATCGCAAGAAGAATATGAGCCTTTTGCAAATTCCAATCGTTAGCTATTGGCTATCAAATAACGGCATGCTTATTGATGACATCCGCAGGGCCAATCTGGCTCTACTCGTGAAGGAAGCCGGAGGCGTTGGCCGACTGGCCGAGCGTTTGGAACGCGACCAATCGCAGGTCAGTCAATGGCTGAACGCGTCGAAGAATTCGGCCACCGGCACGCCGCGCGGCATGCGGGGCGCGACCTGTCGTTTCATCGAACAGAAGATGGGTAAGCCGGAAGGATGGTTAGATCTCAACCAAGGTGACAACTTGGACACCGGAGGCTGGCCATTCCCCCGACTTACAAAGGCGGATTACGATCAGCTCACGCCCGTCCAGAAGGAAGCGATCGAGGATTGGGTTATCAACCAGGTACGCGCCTTCAAGAGTGTCCCCGCCATCAAAAGCAGGGACTCAGAAAAGGCCGCCTGAACCGCGGCATCTAACTCTGGTCTCCTGCTGCGGGAAATTTTGAGAGGAATGTGACGGAATGAGAAAGACGATTCTTTATGTTCCACTGTGGGGAAGGCAATTGCCATGAGCTACGTCCAGAACAGCCTGATGCCCAGAGAGCATGTTGTCTACCAAGGACAACTGAGCATATGGTGCATGGTCCCGTCGATCATCGTTGGCACGATCTTGCTCGCGGCATACGGTCTCGGGCTACTCGTCTTTCTATTGCTGTACATCCGGTACATTTCTACGGAGCTGGCCATCACTAACCGAAGAGTGATATCCAAGACGGGTTTCATCAGTCGAAGCACTGTAGAGCTCAGCCTCCAGAAGATTGAGAGCGTGCAAGTCGACCAAGGCATCCTGGGCCGAGTTTTCAACTTTGGGTCAATCGTATTGGCGGGCGCAGGAACTCCGCGAGCCCCGATCACAGGCATATCCAATCCGATGGCATTTCGAAGGGCGTTCCTGGACGAACAGGAGTCGCCACCACCAACCGCACCTCATCCCGCGCGAGGCTTCAGCGCCTACAGTGAGCCGGATTTCTTGGATGCCGAACCTACAGTCATGCGGAATCGCCGCGGATCCGGTCGAAGGGAACCGCCCCAGTTGCGATAGCGCTCCGCTGACTTCTAGGACGCCCGCTCTATGGTGCCAGGCTGCGGGATGATGAGGCGGGGGGGGGCTGCGGTCGCGATAAGTGTCGTCGCAACCAGAACAGGGCGGGCGCAATGATGTACGGCACATGAATGGAAGCTCAACAACAGGCGCCTGATGCGTCGATAGCACTTTTTCACAGGAGAGGCAATAATGGCAACAAAACCCGGCAGCGGCGGAAATTCGAAGACGCCCACCCCCTCCCGCGACAGCGGTTTCGGGCAAGACAGGCAACCGCACTACATTCCCGGCCGAGTGCAGGAGCGCATTGAACGCGGCGACAACAACACGGTGTCACGCGTTCAGCCCCGGAGAGATGGCGGCGGTAACGGAAGCGGCTCAGGCGGATCTAACGGAAGATAGGCAAATGAGCGACACAGCCGATGACATTCAGTACGATGCAAAGTTCAGCATCAACTACCATCGCAAACGCGAGAGCTTCTTTCGTGTCTTGGATGCTTCGTCGAAGGCTGTATCCCTTATTGCCCTGGCATCCATAGGATTTGATGCGAACCTGTTTACCGTAGCCGCCGCGGTTGTCAGCAGCATATTTACGATAGCAACAATCGTTGTGGATTGCCCTGGCATGGCTGGGAGGCACGGGAGTCTAGCCAACCGTTTCAACGCGGTTCTTTCAAAGGCCGTGCTCCTGAGCGATGACCCCGACAAAGTGAGCCAGCTTCGGCACGAGTTCCACCTAGTGGAAGCAGACGAGCCTCCACAGTTACGCGGCCTAGTGCAGCTTTGCCAGGATGAGCAGGATGCTGCTGAAGGAAAAACGGTCAGCAGGGACTGCCTCTCCATGAAACGACGAATACTTGCCCAATTTGGATTCGGTCAACGCGATATAGATTTTTGTCGACCGGGCGGTACCGTGTAGTAGTCTCAGCCACCTCCGGGTGGCTTTTTTGCGACGTGGCGGCAAAGAATGTTGATTTAAATCCGCCGACGCGCTTGACGCGCATGAAGATGGAGGATCCTACCTAGGAGACCTCCATGAAGATCATCACCATCACCGGCCCAGCGCCGGGCTATACGGCGCACGAACAAGGACGCCCTATTGCTGCGTCTGAGCGGCTAGCCGATTTGCGGGCTCCCCTCCTAGCAATGCTACGCGACAGCCCCAGCAAGATTGTGTACCAGCGCCCTAGCTGGCCAGGGCGAACCAGTCCCGTGACGCTACTGGATTGCAGGCCCGGCCGCGGCTATGTCGGCGGCCCCTGGGATCGATGACACCTCTCGAAGAATAGCCAAAGTCACCAACCGCCTCCGGGCGGTATTTTTTTGCCCGGTTACAAAATAATTAGCCTTTTGCTCATATTTCGGTTGTCCTGAACATTAGCTATTGGCTAATATTCTCCCAACACCTCCCCACCCCGGGGAGAACGGGAGAAACAGCAATGCAAGTCGAGCAATCAGTTCTGAGCGTACTCAGCGCCGCCCAAGCGACCGGGAACGCTGTAGTCCTGACCGGGCAGTTGGACCGGAAGTTGTACGAGAAAACCAACAAGGTTCTGGAGGCTGCGGGCGGGAAGTGGAACAGGAAGGCCCGCGCCCATGTTTTCGACGGCGACGCCGCGGATCGTCTGGATCAGATCATCTTGACGGGCCATGTCGAAGTGCCCAAGGACGAATTCAACTTCTTCCCCACGCCTCCTGACGTCATCCGCGTTCTGCTCGATCTGGCCGACGTTCAGCCCGGCATGGCCGTCTTGGAGCCCAGCGCCGGCCATGGAGCCATTGCCAAGGCGTGCGCCGATATTGGAGCTCACGTGGATTGCATCGAACTGATGGCCGCAAACGCGGTGGTCCTGCGTTCCGACGATCGCCTCTGCGTGCGTGAGGTGGATTTCCTGTCGGTCCCCGTGGTTCAGGGTTACGACCGCGCGGTGATGAACCCGCCGTTTCTGAAGCAAGCCGACATCAAGCACGTTAGTCACGCGCACCTCTTCCTGAAGCCGGGCGGCCTGCTGGTCGCGGTCATGAGCGCGGGTGTCAGGTTCCGTGAAAACAAGCTGACCACCGACTTCCGGACGCTCGTCGAGCAGCGCGGAGGCAGCATTTCTGCGCTGCCTGACGCCTCGTTTAAGTCGTCCGGGACCATGGTCAACACCGTCGTTGTGACGATTCCGGCCTGATCCTTCCCCACCCGCCCCGGGTGCCGGGGCAAGGAGAACAGCATGGAAGCCAAGTTGATTGAGCGAATCGCGCTCGATGAGGAGTTTCAAGCCGCATGCCAGCGCTACGCGCACGGAAACGGTTCTTCGATGGCAATTGCCGGTGCGGCACTGCGCGCCGCAGGCATGCCCGAACTGTTGCAGGCCGCCGTACTCGCCCGCGACTACCTCCACCGTAATGGCACGCGTCAGGGCGATGTGCCGCTCGCCCTGACCGAAGCCATCCGCGCTACTGGCGTGGCCTAACCCCAACACCCGCCCCGGGTGCCGGGGCAAGGAGACAACCATGGAACAGCAAACCAAGCCGACGGCGACCGATGGCGAAGCCGTGCACGTCATGCGTCAGTACGGCGGCTCGTTCATCAAGCAGTTGGCGCAGTTGTGGCTTACGGCTGACCCGATCAATCAGGCCCGCGTGGCGGAGGCGTTCCGGCCGGAATTCGACCGTTACCGCGTGGATGCCGCGGCCCTGGCGCATTACCAGGGCCTGGCGCGCGAGGCTGAACTGGCGTCGAGGAACTGACCATGAACGCCCGCCAAGCCTTCGAGCGCCTGGGTGATGACCCGTCGCGCACCGCGTCGCCCTTCACGCTTGCCTACGACCCGCCCGACGAGGAAATGCTGCGCGTCACCGAGGACCAGGCCTTCCGGACTGTGCTGGCGTGTCTCTACAACCAGACGGCCGGCGCCTACGGTCAGTCCGCCGCCATCTGGGCCGAGTGCCTGATGGATCAACTGGGCAAGCTGCAAATCGGCACGTCCATCACGTTGCTGGATGGCGAAACCGTGCCGAGCGTGGGCATGAACATCCGCACGCTGCTGCGCCAGTACATCCACGCCGAGGCGAACCGCCTGCTGGCCGAGATGGACCCGGACGAAGCCGAGGACTGCCTGTGACCGCCCTCCTTCAATTCATCGCCGGCGGCCTGGCCGCGGCGTACCTGATTGGCCTGGTCGGCGACGCTGCGATGGCCCTGCACCGGAGAAATGCATGACGACGAAACGCACGCCCAATGGTTGGAATGCCCAGCCGGTGGCAGCGGCTCCCGCGATCAACGACGGCGGCCCGGCCTTCCCCGCGCTGTACGAAGGCAGCACGCGCCCCGACGCCATGGGCATGACCCTGCGCGACTACTTCGCGGCCAAGGCCATGCAGGGCGAAGTCGCGGCCTGCCACGAAAAGCGCGCCGTTCCCGAAGAGGTCGCCCGATACGCCTACGCCTACGCCGTGGCCGACGCCATGCTGGCCGCGCGAGGTGCCCAATGACCACGTACCACCTCGTCAAGGGCATCGATCTGGAAGGTCCGGCCGGCTGCACGGTAGTCGCGGCGCTTCTCATCGAGTTCACGCATCACAAGGCCGAGCCCGACGTGGGCGCGCCCGAGCATCTGACCATCGAAAACATCGACGTCCTGATTGGTGCCATAACCCACGAATTCAACGGCGATTACAGCGATGCCGACCTGGTCGCGGACTGCTGGCAGCACCTGGCCGATGAGAAGGAGCGCATCGAATGCGAGCGCGCCGACATGCAGCGCGATGAGCGAGGTGCCCAATGATCCGCAGCCTCCTGCGCGACCGCGACAACCGCGTTGCCGCCTACGTGGTGGCCGGCCTGCTCACCGCCCTGATCTTCGGCTACGGCGAGCGCCAGCAGACCGACGCCAAATCCAACCCCTACCCCACCTGCGAAGGCTGCGGCAAGACCGCTGTGGCCGCCAAGGAATAGCGCCATGGACCCGGACGACGAGGACGCAGCGCTGGCGCACCAGCAGCAACAAGAGCAGCAGCAATCCGAAGCACCACCCCCTGAAAGGAAATGACCATGAAGTTCGAAAAAGCCGTGAGAAAGAAGGCCAAGCTACGGCTGGCACTGACCGGCCCCAGCGGCTCCGGCAAGACCCTGTCGGCCCTGCTTCTCGCCAAGGGCATCGGCGCCAGCATCGCCGTCCTGGACTCGGAACGCGACAGCGCGAGCCTGTACGCCGAGCCGATCAGCCTGCCGGGCGGCGTGGTGATCGAGCCGCCCGAGTTCGATTCGCTTAGCCTGGGCGCGCCGTACACGCCCGAGCGCTACATCGAGGCCATCCGCGCCGCGGAACAGGCCGGCTACGGCACGCTCATCATCGACAGCATCACGCACGAATGGAGCGGCGTAGGCGGCTGCCTGGAGCTGGTCGACGAGATCGCCCGGGCGAAATACAAGGGCAACAGCTGGTCCGCCTGGAACGACGTCACGCCGCGCCACCGCGCGCTGCTGGACGCCATTCTGCAGAGCCCGATGCACATCATCGTCACCCTGCGCAGCAAGACCGAGACGGCCCAGCAGGAGGGCCAGAACGGCCGCAAGACCGTGGTCAAGCTGGGCATGAAGGCCGAACAGCGTGACGGCTTCGAATACGAGATGACCGTGGTGCTGGACCTCACCCACGACGGCCATTTCGCCATGGCCACGAAGGACCGCACCGGCCTGATGATGGGCCGCGATCCCTTCGTCATCGACGAATCGGTCGGCACCAGCCTGCTGGCCTGGCTCGAATCTGGCGCCTTCGTCCCACCGCCCCAAACCGGCATGACCGAGGACGCACTGGCCGCCCACCTGGCCGCTCTGGATGACGCCACCACCATGGCGGAACTGGTCGACGCCTGGAATGCCGCCCAGAAGGCCGCGCGCACCGCCAACGACGGCGCCGCGCTCGAACAACTCACCCGGCGCAAGGAAGGCCGCAAGGCCGCCCTGGCGCCTGCGCAGGAGGCCGCGTAATGGCATCGGTCAACAAAGTGATCCTGGTGGGCAATCTGGGCCGCGACCCGGACGTGCGCTACAGCCCCGACGGCGCTGCCGTCTGCAACGTATCCCTGGCCACGACGTCGAGCTGGAAGGACAAGACCAGCGGCCAGAAGCGCGAAGAAACCGAATGGCACCGCGTGGTCATGTACGGCCGACTGGCCGAGATCGCCGGCGAGTACCTGGCGAAGGGGCGCGCGGTCTACATCGAAGGCCGCCTGAAGACCCGCAAGTGGCAGGACAAGGACACCGGCGCTGACCGCTACAGCACCGAAATCGTGGCCGACCAGATGCAGATGCTGGGCGGCCGCGAAGACGGCGGCAGCGGCGGTGGCGGTTACAACGACGCCCCGGCGCGCCAGCCGCAGCAGCGCGCCCCGGCACAGCGCCCGGCGCCACAGCAGCGTCCCGCGTCCCAGCCAGCGCCCGCCGCCGGCCGGTCAGACCTGGCCGATATGGACGACGACATTCCCTTCTGACGGAGACAACCATGAATATGCCCCTCTACACGCTCGCCCAGGAGTACCGCGCGCTCGCCGTGCGCCTGGCCGAGGGCGACTTCGACGAGAAGGCCATCGCCGACACCATGGAAGCCAGCGGCCTGCCCGAGCAGATCGGCGAGAAGGCCCAGGGCTGCGAGATGGTCGCGCGCACCTTCGAAGCCGACATCCCGGCGATCGACGCCGAGATCAAGCGCCTGCAGGAGCTGAAGAAGGCGCGCCAAGCCCGCGCCGATGCGCTGCGCGACTACCTGCTGCGCAACATGATCGCCAGCGACATCCAGGTGATCGAGTGCCCGCTGTTCCGCCTCAGCGTGGCGAAGAACCCACCGGCTGTCGAGGTGTTCGACGAGAAGCAGATCCCGCAGGACTACTTCACCAGCCCGCCGGCGCCGCCGCCCCAGCTCGACAAGAAGCTGATCGGCCAGGCGCTGAAGGATGGCCACGACGTGCCGGGCGCCCGCCTGCGCCAGGGCCTGCGCCTGGCTGTCCGCTGACCCTTTCCCCAACGTAGCACCCTGGAGCCCTGCCCCATGTACAGCATCCAAGAGCAAGAGTGCCGCATGCACTTCGATTCCAACACCAAGAAGGACGACCAGCCGTCCGCCACTCTGCAATTCACGTACCGAACGAGCAACGACGTGCTGTCGGAATTCAGCCCCGACTTGAAATCGTCCCTCTACCGCCGCCCGCGCCAGGACGAAGGCGATATGGCCGACAACGCCGACCCCCGCCTCGACGACCCTGGCTATCTGCCGTGCCTGAAGTTCCCCAACATGCAGAACAAGGTAGCACTGTCGGAAAAGGTCGTCGGCGCGACCGTCATCGTGCACCACGGCATCGGCGGCAAATCCGACCTGGCCATGGAGGAATGCACCGTCAGCAAGTTCCGCCTCGATCCGCAGGAAGGCGGCACCGTGGTGGTGTCGATGGAGGTCGACTGCGTGCCCTCCAAGGAACAGGCCGGCGAGCTGCACATGAAGCAGAACCAGGATGTGGTGGTGTCCATCGTGCCGCCCGAGGCCAACGACGGCCAGCTGCCGCTCTAACCATTTCCCAACGCAGTACCCCATAGGAGCAGTCCATGACCCGAAGCATCAACGATCACGTCGTCAATCCCGCCAACGATCAGCTCACCATCACGGTGACGGATGAACCCGGCGCGGGCGGCGCCAACCACCTGTACATGATCGAGGGCTTCGACACCGAGTCGAACGCCTCCGATCCGTTCACCGCGCGCCACGGCCAGCCGGCCAAGCACGCCACCATCCTGTTCCAGAACGGCCCGATTGCCGAGGTCGACGTCAACGGCATCACGCAGGAGGTGCTGCTGGCGATCGTCGCCGACCGCCTGCGCAGCTTCCAGGCCGGCCCGTTCTCCTGCCGCGAGAACGCGCTGGCGCTGACCAAGATCGAAGAGGCCATGCACTGGCTCCAGCAGCGTACGCTGCGCCGCATGCGCGCTGGTGTGGAAGGCACGCACGCGAAGGCGACCGGCGACGGCGCGTAACCCTTTGGCCGGCCCGGCGGCGGGACTCCCTCCCCCATCCGACCGCCGCCGGTGCCCGGCCTCCATATACCGAGAAGACCATGACCGAACCTCTCAAGATCCAGGAACTGGAGAAAGTTGGCTACGTGGGCAGTTGCCAGTACAGCCCGTCCAGCTACGCCAGCCACATGGACAGCCGGTGGAGCACGCCGACGCCCGAACGAGTCGCGGCACACGCCTTGAACAAACTGGAAGAGGCGCGCCAGAAGGACGTCGCCGCGCATGAGCTGAACATCCCCCGGATTGAGATCAACAAGGCCATTCACGAGCGCGTCACGGCCATGATGGCCGAGATTGGCATGCCCAGCAGTTGGAGCGAGCCTGACCGCAAAAGCCGCTCGCGCTATCCCAAGTCCATCCGCCATGACGCCGGATACCTGCTGGACCTACGCCGCGAAGCGAAGACGAGCGACGGCTTCGAGTACGCCACCACCACCTATGAAAGCCTGAAGAAGAGGTACGAGGAATACGCCGAGGATGCGAAACGCCAGGCCGAGCTGGACCGCACCAAGGCGCAGCGCGAGCGCGAGGCCGAAGAGTCGAAGCGCCGCGAAGACATGGAACTGGCCGGCATCCTGCTGCGCTACGGCCTGGACGTCATGTCGTCGTGGGCCGATGTGCTGGAGGCGCTGCGCGCGAAGGACAAGTACCTGGACCTGGCCATCGCAGGCCAGCGCACGCGCGGCGACTGGAGCGGCGGCACGTGGCAGGTCCGCAACGCCCTGGACCGCTTCACCATCGAGAGTGACACCGACAAGGACATCGTGGTCGACCTGTCGGACTGCCTGGCCGACTTCGAGGACGGCCGCGTGTTCCGGGATACCACCTGGAACTACGACCGCCTCTTCGGCATGGTGAAGGACGAGCAGCTGCTGAAGGACGCCCAACTGGCCAACGACAAGTCGCGGGGCTACTGACCATGACCCACGCCCGCAAGCCCCGCCGCAAACAGTACCGGCCGCGCCCGGCAGTCATCCCGATGCTGGTGAAGTCGCAGTACGCCATCGGCCCGCTGGAAGACTGGTTGCGCCAGATAGAGATCCACGAAACCGTCGACTCGGTGCAGGGCGAAGCGATCCTGCGCAGCGACGGCGACGGTTTCGCCTATCCCGCCGCCGGCGCGGTGGACGGCGTCGCGGACTTCTTCGAAATGTGGGCGACGCGCCACAGCAAGACGCTGGATGTCTCCGCGCTGCGCCAGGTGGCCGTGCGCCTGGCCAACGGCGCGCCGATCGATCACCCCCTCATGGAGCGCGTGAAAGCGCTGCTGCCAACCCTACGCCGCATCGGCGCCCTCATGAACCGCGACGACGCCGAGGATCTGATCCGCCAGACCCAGATCAAGGCCGAGCTCGAAGCCGGCGCCGCGCGCGCCCAAGGAGCCTGACATGCCCAACCCCCAATCGCGTCTGCTCGCTTTGGCGGCAGAGGCCAAGCAGCAATACCTAGCTGAATGCGCAGCCGGTGGAGAGCCGGCCTACCCCGCATGGATCGAAGACGCGCTGGCCGTGTGCGGCGGTGGTCAGTACGACACGGCCGCCCCTGGCGTATCCACGGTGGAGGATGAGCGCCAGGCGTTCGAGGCTTGGGCAGAAGACCAGGGTTTCGTGCTGGACTGCGACTTCTTCGAGGTCAGCGGCCAGTACTATGACCAGGACGATACGCAGCTTGCCTACGACATCTGGCGCGCCGCCCGCGCTTCCGTTGCCGCTCCCGCTGCTGGCGATGCGCTGGAAGTGGACCCGCTGCAAGGCGCGGCGAACTGGCTGGTGCAGGCGCATAGCCAGCCATGCCCGATCGTCCTGAGCGCATGCCTGATGATCGGCTACAACCGCGCCCAACGCCTCTACGACGCCGCCATTGCAGCCCAACGTAAGGGGGGTGCGTGATGGCCATGACCAAAAAAGAGCGCGAGACGTTCGCGGCGCTTGAACAGCGCTTGCGAGTCACGGCTGCGCTGCGCTGGACCGAGCCGGTGGGTCCCGACACCAAGCCGCCCGAGGCCGGCGCTTACGCCACCGGCTTTTTCATCAACGTCCACACCCGAGAGGTTGGCGCGGGGTGGACCTCCTCGGTTGTTCATGGCCGTGGCGAGCTGCCGGCGCCCGGAACGTACCGCTCTGGCTCCCAGGGCGGCCGCAGTCTCTACAGCTCGCGCTTGCTGGCGCTGCGCGCGCTCCGGCACCAGGTCGAGACGTCCGCCGCAACCTGGCTGGCCGATATCGACCGGAAGATCGAAGCAGAGATTGACGGCCAGCAGAGCGGCCAGGGCGCGGGGAGGTGACTATGGCATCCACTGCAACCTACCGCTGCGACTGCTGCGGCGGTCCGTTCACGGCCAGGACAGCCGACCGGCGCCGGGGCTGGGCGCGCTTCTGCTCCAAGTCCTGCAATGCCAAGCGCCAAGAGGCCCGCACCGGGCAGCACCGCGCATACATCAACCGCACCAATGGCGACGACGGCGATTGCTTCCCGTCGCCTGCCGAAGGGGATATTCAATGACCAACCACCCCAACCCGAACAGCGCCGCCCAGGCGCCCGAGCAAGACGATATCGTGCAGCGCCTGCGCGACCAGGCCGATATCGACGCCGCGGAACACGCAAACCCCGACGTAGTGCAGCTTACGCATGACGCCGCCGACTCCATCCTGGAGCTGCGCGCGCAGCTCGCAACGATCCAGGGCCACGATGACGAACTGATCGGCGGCGTCGCGGGCGGCCTGCCGCGATGGCTTGTCGAGGCCTGCCGCCGGGTCGAGAACTACATGAACCAACACCATCCGGGCCCGTGGGAGGTCTGCGGCGTCATGCGGCGCCAGTACCCCGGCCAGCCCAAGCTGCGCGCCCCTGTAGCCGATGAGCGGGCAACCAAGGCGCTGAATCGCATCGAGCGACGCGCGTCGGATGACCAGCGACAGCGCGATTTGGATGATTTGACTGTCGTCCGGAACGCCCTGCAAAGCTCCCACGTATCCGATGAGCGGGAACTGCGCGCGGCAGCGCAAGCCACTTGCGACGCATTGAAAACCGTTGCGCGCTTCGCTGTGGAATCGCTCGATGATCGGGATGCGCTGGTTGCCGCAAGCATTCGCCTGCGCGCTGCCCTGGCAAGCGCCCCTGTAGCCGAAGACAAATGCCTTACGTGCAGCGGTCATGGGATGGTGGGCGGTCTGACTCCGCATTCTGGATACGACGCCAAACCGTGCCCGGATTGCGCCCCTGTAGCCGGGGGGGGGCGCAGGAGGCCGCCGCGAGCGTTGAACCCTACGGCTGGGTTTGCGAGCGGTATATCGGGGCGAGCCTCGATGGTCAGGAAATGTATTCGACCCCGAGCTTTACGCGGGAGCGGCCATATTCGACTGACCGAACGATTGTGGAGCTCTATGCCGCGCCCCAGGCCAGCGCCGAGGCGTTCGACTTCGTCGCCCATCTGGCGCGGCAAGCCGAATTCTCGGCCCACACCTTCGGCCCCGGCGCTCGCGTGGCCGGCGTCTGCGATCACATCCGAAAGGAACTGATCGAGGTCGAGACGAGCGGCGGCGACCTGAAGGAATGGGTCGACGTCATCATCCTGGGCCTGGACGGCGCATGGCGCAGTGGCGCCACACCGCAGGAAATCATCGCGGCCATCGTCGCCAAGCAGGCGAAGAACGAGGCCCGCACCTGGCCGGACTGGCGCACGGTGGACCCGAACAAGGCCATTGAACACCAGCGCACCGCCGCCCCCTGCACCTGCCCCAGCGGTGACGGCTCCCTGCGCCATCCCTGCGCAGCACATCCCGCCAAGGCCAGCGGAAACGGAGGTCAAGAATGGTCAGATTCGTGACAATCTCCCGCGCCTCGGCCATCACGGGCTATACAGAGGATGCGATCCGCTCGAAGATTCGAGACGGAATCTGGCGGGAAGACAAGGAGTGGATCCGGGCGCCGGATGAACGCATTCTCATAGACATGGAGGGCTACGAAAAATGGGTAGAGACGGGAGGGGTGTTAAAGCCGCCTCGGAAAGCAGTATCGAAATCACGTTCCAGTACAAGGGTCGCCGCTGCCGTGAGCGGATTCCTCTCAAGCCCACGCCCGCTAACCTGAAGCGGGCCGAGCAGCACCGGGCGGCAATTCTGCATGCGATTTCGACGGGCGTTTTCGACTACGCCGCCACATTTCCCAATAGCGCACGCGCCGGAACCTACGCAGACACGCCGGGACAGATCCTATCGGTTGAAAAGTATCTGGACGGATGGCTCGACGCCCGGAAGCCGACCTTGAAATCCAGCACGTACCAAGGGTATCGGAGCATTGTGCTCGGACTGCTGATCCCCAAGTTCGGCAAAGAAATGCTCGGCGACCTGAAATGGCCCGCAATTAAGTCCTGGCTCGCAGGCCTTGGCGGCGACAAGCCGGTGAGCAATAAGCGACTTTCCAACATTCAAAGCTGCCTCCGGTCGGCGCTGAATGATGCGGTCGAGGACGAGCTACTAGACGAGAACTGCATGCGGGGTCGGCACTACAGCAGGCAGGCCCAGCCGGTTGAGGAAGGCGACGACGATGAGGTCGATCCGTTCACGCCCGACGAGCAGGCGGCGATCCTGAGCGAGTTGCCGGAACAGACCCGCAACTATGCCCTCTTCGCCCTCTGGACGGGACTTCGGCCCAGTGAGCAGATAGCACTGAACTGGTCAGACGTAGATTTTGCCCGCGGCGTTGTGCTGGTGCGCAAAGCCATCACACGGGCCGCTAAGGGAGTAGCAGAGCTTCCTAAAACGAAATCCAGCCGGCGGGAGGTCAAGATATTGGCGCCGGCCCTGGCGGCGATCAACGGCCAGAAAGCGCACACCTGGGTAGGCGCAGAACCTCACGGGGAATTATTCCGGAACCCGGGAACGGGAGAGCGATGGTCGAGCAGCCAGGCGGTTCAGAAAGTCTGGGCCACGGCGCTGAAGCGCGCGAAGGTGAGATATCGACGCCCGTATCAGATGCGCCACACGTTCGCCAGCATGATGCTATCGGCGGGCGAACACCCCATGTGGGTAGCGCAGCAGATGGGCCACAAGGACTGGGCCATGATCATCCGCGTATACGGGAAATGGATGCCTTCAGCTGATCTGAACGCCGGCGGCAAGGCCGTCGATCTGTTCGGGGAAAAGCTGGCATTAAGCAGTCATTCCGGAGCCAAATCAGCCCCAAAACAGCCAAAAACAATGACAGGTTAA